AGTGAGAATTGGTATTGGAAATAATGCGGATGCAATTTCATATTTTCCTGGCTACATCCAAGACCTAAGAATCACTAAAGGTCTAGCAAGATACACTGGAAACTTTACACCACCAACAGTACCACTAAAAGGATAAACTCAAAAACATATAAATAGTCATATCAAAGAGAGGTATGACATGGCCGTAGTTACATCTAGAACTGAGTTTAAAAATTATTGTCTTAGAAAATTGGGATCACCTGTGATTCAAATCAATGTTGCTGATGAGCAAATTGATGATAGAATTGATGACGCATTAGAATATTATCGTGATTATCACTATGATGCCGTTGAAAAAGTTTTTCTAAAACATCAGATTACATCAACAGACATTACAAATGGATGGATACCAATTAACGATGCGATTATTGGTATTAAGAGAGTATTACCTTTATATCTTGGAGATCAAACAAATAATATTAATATGTTTGATATTCGGTATCAAATGTTTCTTAATGATGTTTATAATCTAACATCTACAGAAATGTTGACATATGAATTGACACAATCTCATATTCAATTGATTAATGATATGTTGCAAGGACAAGTGCCTATAAGATATAATAGACATCAAAATCAATTACACTTAGATATTGATTGGAATGATGGAATTACAGAAGGCGAATATATTATTGTAGAAGTTATGAGAATTTTAGACCCAGATACATATACAGATGTGTGGAATGATAGATGGTTAAAAAGATATGCAACAGCATTAATTAAAAAACAGTGGGGGGAAAATGTTTCCAAGTATGATGGCATTACGATGCCTGGTGGAGTTACTTTCAATGGACAACGGCTTATTGACGAAGCAAACGAAGAAATTCAAAGACTGGAAGAAGAAATGTCATTGAGTTATGAGTTACCAGTTGATTTTATGATAGGATAATTTGATGGCAATAAATCAATATTTCAATCAAACTACATTCGTACAAGAGCAAAATTTAATAGATACTTTATTGCAAGAATCTATACAAATTCATGGGCAAAATTTCTATTATATAAGAAAAACTACAGAGAATCCAGATACAATTTTTAATGAAGATTATCTTGCAAAATATGAAAATGCCGTTCTGATTGAAATGTATATAGAAGATACCGAAGGTTTTGGTGGAGAGGGAGACTTTCTTTCCAAGTTTGGTTTGGAAGTAAGAGATCAATTAAATGTGATGGTATCTAAAACAAGATGGGAAGAAGAAAATCCAAACTATCTTGTACCAAAAGAAGGTGACTTACTTTACTGGCCTTTGGTAGATAAAATATTTGAAATTCTATTTGTTGAAGATGAAGTTAACTTTTATCAATTAGGTAAAACTTATGCATATAGATTGCAAACAGAAACCTTCGAGTACTCACATGAAGATTTCAATACTGGTATTGAAGTAATTGATGATATTGAAACAGAAAAACAATACTCAGTAGATTTAACAATGGGTACAGGTTCTGGAGATTTCCAAATTGGAGAGATAGTATATCAAGGTACAAATTTTGCAGAAGCGACAGCAAGTGGTGTTGTATTGAGTTGGAATAGTGGAACTAGTGTATTAAGATTAAATAACTTGACTGGAAACTTTTTGCAAAATACAAATACAATTGGTATAACAAGCGCTGCAAATTATTTGTTGGGTGCAACACAACAATTTATTTATGTCGAAGACAAAACTATAGATAATAATCAATTTACAACAAAAAGTGATGATGTCATAGACTTTTCCGTAACTAATCCATTTAGTGAGGGTTACTAATGTTAGGTATAACTCCACAATATAGAAGTACAATTAGAAACTATGTAATTGCATTCGGTAGTGTCTTTGATGATATCACGGTTGCAAGAAAAGATAGTGTTGGAAAGACACAACAACTTATAAAAGTTCCCCTTGCATATGGGCCCGGCCAAAAATATCTTTCAAGACTTGATGCACAATCTCAAAATAACGAAGTTGCAATTACTTTACCTAGAATGAGTTTTGAAATGACTTCGTTTAATTATGACCCGACAAGAAAAAGAAGTAAAATTCGTGGTGTTAGAAATATAAAAAACCCAGATGACAATACTTCAAATTTTGTTTATAATCCTGTTCCTTGGGATATTGGGTTTGCGCTTTCTATTATGGTAAAAAACGCAGAAGATGGAACTCAAATTTTAGAACAGATTTTACCTTTCTTTACTCCTTCTTTTATCTTACCAATAAAAGAAGTTGAAGAAATGAATTTAACAACTGATGTTCCATTAATATTAGATTCGGTTGATGTACAAGATGAGTATGAAGGCGACTTTCTTACAAGAAGAGCTTTGATATGGACTTTATCTTTTACAATGAAAGGTCAAATATATGGCACTGTTGCAAAAAGAGATATTATTAGAACTGCATTAACTAATACATATGATAAAGACAATCCAGATCAAAAATTTACAAGTTCGGTTGTACCTAATGATTTTGGTTTTGGGACTGATCTTCCTTGATAGGAGTTTGAAATGAGTAATGATATAGATGATAAACTGAATAACTTTCTAGAAGTCAATACGGAAATTAAAAACAATAAACCGCCCGTAATAAAACAGGTCGAGCAGTATGATATTTCCAAAGAAAGAGATAGAGAAATCCAAGACGATTATGAGTTTCGGAGAGAAACACTATATCAATTGATTGGTAAGGGTCAGGATGCTTTAGAAAATTTAATGCATGTTGCAAAGGAAAGTGACCATCCAAGAGCATATGAAGTCACAGGTCAATTGATGAAAACAACAGCTGATTTAGTCAAAGACTTAACTCAATTACAAATCGAAATGAATAAAATACAAAACGAAAAGAATGGCGGGGGCCCTAATAAGGTTATAAACAACAATTCTGTTTTTGTTGGTGATACCAATGAATTTTTAGAAATGTTAAAGGGTAAGAATAGAACATGAGTGAGTTTTATAATAATAACCCAAACTTGAAATCTGCCGGTATACAAATTCAATGGGATAAACAACAGGCAGAAGAATATGTAAAGTGTATGAATGACCCCATATACTTTATTAGGACATATGTTAAAATTGTAAACGTAGATTTGGGATTAATTCATTTTGATTTATATCCATTTCAAGAAAAAATGGTAAATAATTTTTATGAAAATCGTTTTACTATTTGTAAAATTGGGAGACAATCAGGAAAGTCAATTACATGTATTGCATTTTTTCTGCATTATATCTTATTTAATAAAGATGTTTCTGTTGCACTTCTTGCAAACAAACTCGCTACCGCTAGGGAGCTGTTAGGTAGATTACAAATGGCATATGAACATTTACCCAAATGGCTACAACAAGGGGTGGTTACTTGGAACAAGGGTAATATTGAATTAGAAAATGGCGCGAAAGTAATGGCTGCTGCAACATCATCCAGTGCAATTCGTGGTGGTTCTTTTAATATTCTATTTTTGGACGAATTTGCATTCGTTCCAAATGAGTTGGCAGAAGAATTTTTCAATTCAGTTTATCCTACAATTTCTTCTGGTCAATCAACAAAAGTTATAATTGTATCAACACCACAAGGTATGAATCATTTTTACAAACTTTGGGTTGACGCAGAAGAAGGTAGAAATACATATGTACCAATTGAGGTACATTGGTCAGAAGTTCCAGGCAGAGATGCAAAATGGAAAGAAATGACCATTAAAAATACCAGTGAACAACAATTTAAGCAGGAATTTGATACGGAATTTTTAGGTTCTACAAACACACTTATTAATACCGCAAAATTAAAATCATTAGCATATAGAACTCCAAAAAGAATTTTGGAAAATGGGGATTTGAAAATATATGAAGCGCCAAAAGAAAATCATTTATATTTTGTTACAGTAGATGTAGCGAGAGGAAGGGGTGGAGATTATTCTGCATTTTCCATTTTTGATTCAACCGAAGTGCCATATAAACAAGTTGCTGTGTATAGATCAAATCAAATTCCACCAATGATATATCCAAATATTATTATGGCACTTTCCAGAGAATATAACGATGCTTATATTTTGGTGGAAATAAATGATGTGGGACAACAAGTAGTTGATATTTTATATCATGAAATGGAATATGAGAATATTATAAGTGTTCAAAATGATCCAAGAAAAGGACAGAGTATTTCTAGTGGATTTGGCAAAGCATTTACTTTGGGTATACGAACAACAAAAGCGACTAAAAAACAGGGATGTTTTAATTTTAAAAGTCTTATAGAAGAAGATAAATTACTTATTCCAGATTATGAAACTATAAATGAAATGAGTTCGTTTGTCGCAAAAGGACAAAAATTTGAAGCTGAAGCTGACAGAACTGATGATTTGGTAGATACTTGTATTTTATTTTCGTGGATGACCACAGAGACATATTTTAAAGACCTCTGTAATATAGATACAAGAAGAGAGATATATGATGAAAGAATCAGAATAATGGAAGAAAATATGTTGCCTTTCGGTTTTATACGAAGTGGGGCAGACATTGAAACATTTGTAGATGCAGAAGGTGATATGTGGGTAGTTGACTAAATCTGTTTTTTTATAAATAAATTATGAAACATACAATAAAAGAATTTTTTATAGATACAAACAAACTTAATATAGAGGAGATGAAAAATGCCATTCCAAGTAAGTCCAGGCGTTAATGTTTCAGAAATCGACCTTACTGCTTCTGCACCAGCTGTCAGTACCTCAGATGGTGCAATGGTTGGTCAGTTTTCGTGGGGCCCTTCTAATGTAATTCAAAATATTAGTTCAGAAACTGAATTGGTAAGCGTTTTTGGTAAACCAAACGCCACAAATTACAAATCTTGGTTCACTGCAGCCAATTTTCTTGCATACTCAAATTCTTTAAAAGTTGTAAGAGCATTGGGTACTGGTGCGCTGAATTCGATTTCTGGTACAAAAGTATCAAGTTCCGCATTAGATGGTCAAAATACAGAAAGTGGAGTTGACGCAACAAACGCAATTCCTTTCACTGGTGATGCTGCTGTTACGCAAGTATCAGATGGTGATGGTACAACAACCGTATTTACAATCACTGACCCAGCTGATATGACAGATAGAACCGCGACCGTTTCGGTTGATGGAAGTACTCTAACAGATGGTGTCGGATTCGTAAGAACAGGAAATAGTATTGATTTTGCTGCTGGTACATCACCGCACGGCGCGCCTCAAGCTGTTGTTGGTAATGTTGTAATCACCATTGCAGCAAGAACTCAATTTACTCTTTCAAGAGATACATACGAATCTGATGTTGTTGTTAGAATTGATACAGTAGTACAAGATGCGTCTACATATTCTTCAACTGGCGCTGTATTAACATTCAACGCTGCGCCAGCAGATGGTGCTTCAATCGAAGTTGATATTCCAGCCAGAACTAAATTTGTAGTCACTGAAACTATTGAAACTACAGATAGTCTTACTGTCAAACTCGACAATGTAACTCTTGCACTTACAACAGATTACACGGTTAGTGGACAGACAGTAACTTTTGTATCCGCGCCCACAAGTGGACAAACAGTTACACTTCAAGTTTTTAGTGCTGCTGTTGAAAGTTTCCAATACGGAACACTTGTAGCACCCATTGGTAACGAAGATGATCTTTCAGTTCATGATACTGGCCAAGGCGGTGATGCAGTATTTGGCGCACGTTGTGCCGGTAAAAGAGGAAATAATTTAAGAGTTTATTTAGTGGACTCCGCTACATTTAGCGAATTACCGCAAGCATATCAAAATCTATTTGATGCAGCTCCAGGCACAAATGAACTGCATGTCATAGTCGAAGAAAATGTCGCTATTGGTGATGGTGGATTTCAATGGAATGTTGTAGAAACACACTCTTTCCTATCAAAAGCAGGAAATGGAAAAAGAGCTGATGGAACTAATGTTTATTATGTAGATGTGATTAGAGAACAATCTGGTTTCATTTGGCCACTTAATCATCCAGAAGATCTTGCATGGGGAACAGATGTTGCAAATGGCGATGCGGCACTGCCGTCTTTGTCCGAAATGTATTATTCTCCAATGTCAGGCGGTAATGATGGTGTTACACCAACTGTTGGTACTGTTTCGAGTGCATTTGATTTGTTTGCGGATTCAGAGACAACTGACGTATCACTTCTTTTGTTGGGTGAGTGGGGAGAATTTGGTGGAAATGCAGATAACAGAAACACTATTCTCGCACACCTTATCTCTATAGTTGAGTCGAGAAAAGATTGTGTTGCGATACTTTCCGCATCTTGGGCTTCCGTTCAGTCAAAGAATGCAAGTAATGTAATTAGTTCATTTAATGATTTGGCCAGTAATTATGCATTCGCAGATTCAAACTGGAAATATCAGTACGATAAATACAATGACGTATATCGCTGGGTTCCAATGAACGGTGATGTTGCTGGTTTGATGGCTCGCACAGACAGTGAAAGAGATGCGTGGTTCTCTCCAGCAGGATTTAACAGAGGCATTATTAAAAATGTTGTTAAACTTGCATGGGCACAAAATAAAACTGATAGAGATGATCTTTACAAAAAGGCAATTAACCCTGTAGTAACATTTCCTGGCCAAGGCACCGTCTTGTTTGGTGATAAAACACTTACCACTAAACCAAGTGCATTTGACAGAATTAATGTTCGTAGATTGTTTATCGTACTTGAAAAATCTATTGCAGCTGCATCTAAGTTTACACTCTTTGAATTCAACGATGAGTTTACACGTTCGCAGTTTGTAAGTTTAGTAGAACCATTCTTGAGAGATGTAAAAGGCAGACGTGGTATTTATGATTTCCTAGTTGTTTGTGACGAAACAAACAATACTGCTGGTGTAATTGATAGAAATGAATTTGTTGGGGATATTTTCATTAAACCAGCACGTTCTATCAATTTCATTCAACTGAACTTTGTCGCCGTACGTTCTGGTGTAGCTTTCGAAGAAATTATTGGAACAGTTTAAAAAAAGTATTATAAATAAAACTAAAGACCTAGAGGAGAACTAAAATGGCATTTAATATAAGTGATTTCAAAAGTCGCTTGAAAAATGGCGGGGCGAGACCAAATCTTTTTGAAGTTCAGATTAACAATCCAGTAAATACTGATGCGGATGCTCTTTCTAATTTCATGGTAAAGGCTGCACAAATCCCCGGCTCAACTATTCCAGCCATTGATGTACCATATTTTGGTAGACAAGTTAGAATGGCAGGAAATAGAACTTTTGAACCTTGGACTGTAACAATCTTAAATGACGAAGACTTTTCTATCAGAAATGCTCTCGAAGAGTGGATGGGTTCAATTAATGGACACGAAAGTGGTACACAACTGAATAATCAGTTAGTTTATAAATCAAGAGATTCTTATGTAACTCATTATGCGAAAAATGGAAAAGCGATTGCAACTTATAATTTTACAGGCATTTTCCCAACAGAATTGGGTGCTATCGAACTAGCATGGGATAATAATGACCAGATTGAAGAATATACTGTAACATTTGCTTATGATTTCTGGACACATGATGATGTGGCAGTAAGATAAGTATTTAAAATGGATGTGAGGTGAATTATATATGGCTGTCAAACTATTTGGCTTTGAAATAAGTCGTCCAAAAGAACAAGAAAGAGAACTCAAATCATTTGTACCAAGAGAAACGGTCAATGATGAGGGTTCTCTTACAGTTCAATCAAACTTTTATGGAACATATCTAAATCTAGATAATAACGCAAAGAGTGATTCCGAACTCATTGATAGATATAGGGATATGTCAATTCATCCAGAAGTAGATTCTGCAATCGATGATATTGTCGCAGAAGCTATTGTTAATGATACAGATGAATATCCTATTAAACTTCTTACTAAAAATGTAAACCAGTCAGAAACTGTAAAGAAAACAATATCCGAAGAATTTAGTAAAATTCTACGGTTGATGAAGTTTAGAGAAAATGGTTATGATATTTTTAGAAATTGGTATATAGATGGTAGATTATATTATCACATTATAATCGATCCAAACAAACCAAAAGAAGGTATTAAAGAATTAAGAAAAATCGATCCAAGAAAAATTAAAAAAATTAGAGAGATCGAAAAGAAAGATAGAAAACAAGGCGAAACAAATGTATCCCTTATTTCCAATGTAAAAGAATATTACATTTACAATGATAAAGGTATAATTAACGGAGACACTGCTGGTGGTATTCCTATCACACTCGATTCCGTTGCATATTGTCCATCTGGATTAAAAGATGGAAAAAGAAATTATGTCATTGGACATTTACATAAAGCTATCAAACCACTTAATCAGTTAAGACTTGTAGAAGACTCCGTTGTAATTTATAGATGGTCAAGAGCACCAGAACGTAGAGTGTTTTATATTGATGTTGGTAATTTACCTAAAATGAAAGCCGAACAATATCTTAACGATATAATGACAAAATATAAAAATAAAATTGTTTATGACGGTAGTACTGGCGAAGTAAGAGATGACAGAAAACATCTTTCCATGTTAGAAGATTTTTGGTTTCCGCGCAGAGAGGGTGGTAGGGGAACTGAAATTGAGACACTTCCCGGCGGATCAAATCTTGGGGAAATGGACGATGTAATTTATTTCCAAAAGAAATTATACAAGGCGCTAAATGTTCCAATCTCTAGACTTGAACCAGAAAACAGTATTCAATTGGGTAGAGCTACTGAAATTTCAAGAGATGAATATAAGTTTAATAGATTTATTGTAAGATTAAGAAATTCGTTTACAGTTCTGTTTATGGATTTGTTAAAGAAACAATTAATCATTAAAGGTATCATTTCTCCAGAAGATTGGGAAGAACTATCAGAAGAAATCATTTTAGATTATACACAAGATTCTTATTACACAGAAATTAAGAATACAGAAATGATTAGAGATAGAATCACATTAGTTGGAGAGATGGCAGATTTTGTTGGTGTTTACTATTCAAAAGATTGGATACGCCGTAATATATTAAAAATGTCTGATGATGAAATAAGAGAAATGCAATCACAGATGGATTCTGAAAAACCAGAAGAACCGACCCAAGAACCATCCGATGAAAATAACTTATAGGAGTGAAAAATGAGTGATAAATCAGAAAATATAAATAATAACATCACGTCAGATGTTGTAGATAATATCGTACTGGGTAATGTGTCGAAAGCGAAAGACGAAATTCACGATATTTTGAAACATAAAATATCTGGTGAAATAGAAGATTATAAAAAAGAGTTTGCAGCAACTATTTTTGCAGACGAACCATCAATCGAAGATATCGAAGTAGACGATGTAGATTTAACTGACGAAACAAATGTAGATGATGTTGAAATAGAAACAGAAAAAGAGGCATAAAATGTTAAGTTTTTCGGAGTATCTTGCAGACGATCTAGACGAAGCAATAAAAAGAAAAGTTGTTGTTCGTCAGGGTAAAAGAAAAATTAAATACGTTTCGGATAGGCCGGGATATTATGTCAAAAACAAACGCGAAATTAAAATTGGTGCCAGTGATGCTATTAAGATGAGTATTAGAAATAAGAAATCTGCTCGCAAGAGAAGAGGTAAAGTTGCTATTTCAAATATGAAAAGAAATAGATCAAATATGAAAAGGACAGGACTATGAAACTCATAACCGAAGTTATAGAAGACATCAATATTGTCGAGTCTAAATCTGGCAATGATTTGTATATCGAAGGGGTATTCTTACAGTCTGATGTTAAAAACAGAAATGGTAGAATTTATCCTACTGATGTTTTAATGAATGAAGTAAATAGATATACGGAAAACTATGTAAATAAAAACAGAGCGTTTGGTGAGTTAGGACATCCAGACGGTCCTACTATTAATTTAGAAAGAGTCTCGCATATGATTAAAGAGTTGAGACTGGAAGATAAGAATTTCATTGGTAAGGCTAAAATTATGACGGAAACACCTTATGGTGCAATTGTAAAAAATCTTATCAAAGAAGGGGCACAGCTTGGTGTTTCATCAAGAGGCATGGGTAGTGTTAAATCGTCAGGTGGCGCTAATGTTGTACAGAATGATTTTTATCTTGCAACAGCTGCTGATATCGTTGCAGATCCATCTGCGCCGGACGCATTTGTTAATGGTATAATGGAAGGTAAAGAGTGGATTTGGGACAATGGTATCATTAAAGAAGCTACTATCGACTCCTATTCACAGGAATTGAAAGAAGCGAGAAAGTCTCAACTTGAGGAAACAAAGATTAACTTATTCAAAAACTTTTTGTCGAGTTTGTGATTTTTATAAATAAATATAATTGTAACAATTTTTAAAGTCGTAATAGGAGACCTAAAATGGCAGATAAAGAATTAGAAATCAACGAAAATGAAAATGTTGAAGAATCTGTTGTTGAAGAAGAAGTAACTGTAGAAGAAACAGTTGTTGAATCTGAAGAGTCAGCAGAAACTGATATTGTCGAGGAAACTTCTGAAACCAAAGAGATCGTCGAAGATGATCGCGAGGATGATGAGGAAGAAGACGATGAAGAAGATAAAGAAAAGAAACCAATGAATGCATCATATGGTAATAAAATGGCCTCAAAGAAAAAGGTGGCCAAAGAAGACATTGATGTAAAAGAGCATATCGATGCAATGCTCTCTGGACAAGATCTATCGGAAGAATTTAAAGAGAAAGCTCAAACTATCTTTGAAGCCGCAGTACTTGAAAAAATTAATGAAGAAGTTGAAAAACTAGAAGAAGAATACAAAGAAACTCTCGAAGAAAATTTGGTAGAAATTCGTACCGAAATTTCTGAAAAAGTAGATGAGTATCTAACCTATATTGCAAAAGAATGGTTAGAAGAAAACAAACTTGCTGTTGAAAACGGATTGAAATTGGAAATCATGGAAAATTTCCAAAAAGGTCTCAAGGCAGTATTTGTTGAAAATTATGTAGATATTCCAGAAGAGAAACTAGACCTCTATACCGAGTCAGTTTCAAATCTAGAAGAAACCGAAACTAAATTGAATGACGAAATCAAAAAGTCAGTTGAACTTTCAAAAGAAGTTGAATTGCTACAAAAAGAAATTGCAGTTCGTGACATCACCGAAGGTTTGACATTGACGCAATCAGAAAAACTTCGTTCACTTAGTGAGGGTATTGATTTTGTTTCTACAGAGGACTTTAGTGAAAAACTAAAAGTGCTCAAGGAAAACTATTTTCCTTCAGACGAAGTTGAAGTAACTACTGAGATTTCTGATGAGACAGAAGCAGAAACTGCGCTAGAAGATTCTCCTGTTGTAATTCAAGAGGAAGCTTCCAAACAACCAAGTAAATACACAAATATGGATGCCTATGCTGCCGTTTTGTCAAGATTTGCTAAAAATTGAAAATTTATAAATAATATTGAAGTTATAAACTGAAACTAAACTTTTAACAAGGAGACTAAGATGTATACAGAAATGCATTTGTCAGACAAACTTCAGGAGAAGTGGAAGCCGATCATTGAGCATCCTGATCTTCCAGAGATTAAGGATACTTACAAAAAGGCGGTTACTGCAATTCTCCTAGAAAACCAAGAAAAGGCAGCTGCAGAAGAAGCGGCAATGCTTAACGAAGTAAACATTGTTGGTGCCGGAATGTCACCAACGGCTGGAGAAGGTAACATCAAAGGTATGGACCCAGTCCTTATTTCTTTGGTTCGCCGGTCAATGCCAAATCTGATGGCATACGATCTGCTCGGTGTTCAACCAATGTCAGGACCAACTGGTTTGATTTTCGCAATGCGTTCGCGTTACGAATCACAAACTGGTTCAGAGGCATTCTATAACGAAGCAGACTCTGATTTCTCAGGTACTGGTACTCACGCATCTACGGATCCATTCGCAGGTATGGTATTTGCAAATGGTACACCTGTTGATGTGACTAATGCTACACACTCATCTGGTGTTGGTGGTACTACAGCCGAAGCTGAAAGACTCGGTGACGGTAACGCAAACAACATGGGTACGAGTGGACACTTCAACCAAATGGCATTCTCAATTGAGAGAATTACTGTGGCCGCAAAGTCACGCGCTCTCAAAGCAGAATACACAATGGAACTCGCACAAGACTTGAAAGCAGTTCATGGACTGGATGCAGAGTCTGAACTTTCTAACATTCTCTCAACTGAGATTATGGCAGAAATCAACCGCGAAGTTATCCGCACAGTATACTCAAGTGCAGTTATTGGTGCAGCTGGAACTGTTAAGCCAGGTGTCTTTGACTTGGGTGCTGATGCAGACGGACGCTGGAGTGCAGAGAAATGGAAAGGTCTTCTTTTCCAAATCGAACGCGAAGCAAACGCAATTGCAAAAGCAACTCGCCGTGGTAAGGGTAACATGCTCATCTGTTCTTCAGATGTCGCTTCAGCTCTCTCAATGGCCGGTGTACTTGACTACAACCAAGCTCTTGCAGTAAACAATGGTATCTCAGTAGATGACACCGGACAAACTTTTGCTGGTATCCTCAACGGTAAGATGCGCGTTTACATTGACCCATATTTTGACGCTGCTGGTTCATATGAACTCGCATGTGTTGGATATAAAGGTACTTCACCATATGACGCAGGTCTGTTCTATTGCCCATACGTTCCACTACAAATGGTTCGTGCAGTTGGACCAGATACCTTCCAACCAAAAATCGGATTTAAAACACGTTACGGTATTGTTGCAAATCCATTTGCTGGTGGTGGTAGTGCAAACAGTGGTGCAATCGCTGACCGCGCAAACCAATACTACAGAATGTTCCGCGTGGACAATCTGCTCAAAGTATAATAACAATAACAATATACTTTCAAAAACTAAGGGGGCTTTTGCCCCCTTTTTTCATTATAAATATATGTGAAGGAGAAAAGTATGTTACTTAATACAGATAACTTTAACAAGTTTAATTCTCAAACATTTAGTTTGGACATAGGCAAATGTCCGATGGTTTCTGACTATGTACAGTCTGTGTCTGTGCCTGGACTAACTCTTGGCGAAGCTATTGCGGGCACACCATTTAGCGACAGAAAAGAACCGGGCGATAAAATTATATTTTCTGTGTTGTCTTTAACTGTCATATTAGATGAAGAACTTAAAGTTTGGAAAGAAGTATATGATTGGATAAATGGTTTAGGATTTCCAGAAAGCTTTTCTCAATACAAAAATTTTAATCCAAACGCAAAAACAATATTATCACCAGCAGAAGCATTTTCTGATGCATCACTTTTGTTATATACAAGTCAACAAAAACCATTTATGAAATTAAAGTTTTATGATTTATTTCCAATTGCTCTGGGTGATATCCCATTATCTTTTGGTGAAACTGGAGATGAGTTTTTATCTGTTGTTATGGATTTTCAATATAGAAGTTATGAAGTTGAATTGATAGATTAAGATGGCGAATATAAAGGATTTAATTGAAGAGTCTAAATCGGACATTAAAATTGATTTCCTTTCACTAGAGAATGAAATGACAAAAAACCCAAACTTATTGGGAAAATGGTTAGAATATCATCAAGTGCAAAGGTCAAAATTAGTTTTATTAGAGACAGAGCACAAAAGACTCGTAGCACTCAAAACAAAATATTACATGGGTAAAATGGACGACGACCAAAGAGAAAATCTTGGTTGGGCTCTTGAAGGCACAAAAGTTTTGAAGGCAGATTTATTTATGTGGATGGATTCGGATGACGAAGTAATTCTATCTAAACATAAATTAGAAGCACAAACACAAATTGTATATTTCATAGAAAAAACAATAGATCAAATATCTGAAAAGAAATGGACAATAAAAAACTATATTGAATGGAAAAAGTGGACTGAAGGTGGTTAATAAAGTAATCGTTACAAAACTAAATGAAGTTTTTTGTGAAGTAGATAGTGATGAGTTTTATATTCTAAAAGAACTTGTCGAATATTTTACTTTTAAAGTCCCTGGCGCAGAATTTATGCCTGCGTACAGAAATAAACTTTGGGATGGTAGAATTAGATTATTAAATCCAAATAATAAAAAAATATATCTTGGACTTGTAAATAATATAAAAAGATTTTGTGAAAAAAATAATTATGAATTTGAATATGTAAACGATGAAAATAAAATAGATTTTACAGATAATGATTTAAAATCTTTGACAGATATGATAGATCCACACTCTCAGGGGAAAAAGATAGAGTATAGAGACTATCAGTTAGAGGCCGTAAAGTATTCTATACAAAACGACAGAGGTCTATTAATTTCTCCTACAGCTTCTGGCAAGTCTTTAATTATATACACTCTTGTTAGATTTTACAATATGCATCCAAATGTAAAAGGTAAAAAAATTCTTATCATTGTTCCAACAACTTCATTAGTTACACAGATGTATGGCGACTTTAAAGATTATGGATGGGACGTAGAAAAGTATTGTCATAAAATTTATCAAGGCGAAGAAAAGGCGACAAACAAAAAAGTAGTTATATCTACGTGGCAGTCTATCTATAAAATGGGTAGACAATACTTTGACCAATTTGGTGTTGTGATTGGTGATGAATGTCACTTATTTAAGGCTAATTCCCTTACAAAAATTATGGAGAAACTTTCTAATTGTAAATATCGATTTGGTACGACAGGTACATTAGATGGAACAAAGACACATAAACTTGTATTGAATGGTTTGTTTGGAGATGTTAAAGTTGTAACATCCACTAGAAAACTTATTGACAGTAAAACTCTTGCAGATTTTAAAATTAAATGTTTAGTTTTCAAATATCCAGACGAAATGAGAAAAGAGAATAAAGGTAGAAAGTATAAAGATGAAATAGATTTTATAATTGGTAATGAAAAAAGAAATAAGTATATTACAAATTTAACGCACTCTTTATCTGGTAATACTTTACTACTATATAACTATGTAGAAAAACATGGAAAACCATTACATTCTATGTTAGTAGATAAGATAGAAAATAGTTTAGATAATAAAAGACCATGTTTCTTTGTCGCCGCTGAAACAAAAGCTGAAGTCAGAGAAGAAATTCGTAGTATCACGGAAAAATCAAGCAATGCAATTATCGTTGCATCTTATGGTACTTTTTCTACGGGTGTAAATATTAGAAATCTTCATAATATTATTTTCGCATCTCCTTCGAAAAGTAGAATTAGAAATCTACAATCTATAGGAAGAGGCCTTAGAAAGGGCGATAATAAACAAGTTGCAACTCTGATAGATATTGCAGATGATTTAAAACACAAGACATATATTAACTTTGCGTTAAGACACTTTATTGAACGCATAAATATATACAATGAAGAAAAATTTGATTTTCAAGTTTATGATGTTAATTTATATAAGGAATAATAATGACCTTAGAAACAGAAAATACTGAATATTGTGTTATTAAATTATATAACGGTGAAGATATAATATCTCAAGTTTCAGGCCTAAAAAACCTTCAAAATAATATTGTTTATTTAATAGATCCATATACTATTAAAATCTTTAATGGACCTGCAAACACAGGGTATCAACAAATTGCAATTACTAAATGGAATCCTTTTACACATGACGAAAAAATTGCTTTAAGTTTAGATAATGTTTTAACAATATCTAATGTAAAACCCGACCTGTTAGAATATTACATCAGAGTCAGTGTAAACGAACACAGAGAAGAACCTTTAATAGAACAAGAATTAGAAAAAGAAATCGAAGAAGATAGCTCTGAAGAAGCGAATGAAGCGTTTGACAGGATAGTAGAAATGATTAAAGCTAAGAGAAATATAACATTTCACTAATCCTTATTATCAATGGTCACCGACCATTATACACAAGTCAAGCGATTTGTCAATAGATTTTTTGGTATTGACAAAAAAATATTTTTGTGATATATTAGTATAAATTTGAGGTGAAATATGGCAAAGAAAACCAAACAACATTATGTTGACAACAAGGCCTTACTTGCGGAAATGATTAAATTTCGCGCTGAAGTACAAGAGGCGAAAGAAAAAAACTTACCTAGACCTATAGTATCAAACTATATTGGCGACTGTATCATGAAGATTGCAGAGCATTTATCATACAGGCCTAACTTTATCAACTACACATATAAAGAAGATATGATATGTGATGGGATTGAAAATTGTTTGTTATACATTGATAATTTTGACCCTGATAAAAGTAAAAATCCATTTGCATATTTTACTCAAATTATTTATTATGCATTTATTCGTAGAATTCAAAAAGAGAAAAAACAAATGTATGTAAAATATAAATCACTTGAAAATGCAGATTTGATCGAAGAGATAATGCATTCTAGTGATGGTAGTAAAGTAAAGAATACTTATTTGGATTTTATTCAAACAAATATGGGCGATTTTTTAGAAGAGTTTGAGCAGTCACAAAGAAACAAAAAAAATAAACGTGGTAGAAAGTCTAAAGAAGAGGCCAATAGTATATAATGAAAATTGCTTTATTGACTGACACACACTTCGGTGCTCGAGGTGACTCTGTGTTATTTTACGAATATATGATGGAATTTTATAAGAATGTATTTTTCCCCACTATAAAAGAAAGAAAGATTGACACTCTCATACATTTGGGTGATGTTGTTGATCGTAGAAAGTTTATTAATTTTAATATTCTTAATAGAATGAAAAAAGATTTTATTCGAGAGTTGGAAAACCATAACTTAGATACCTATTTCATTGTTGGAAATCACGACACCTACTATAAAAATACTAATAAAATAAATGCAATGGAAAATATTTTGAGTGGTACGGATGCAAACTGGAATCCAAGAGTCATTTCTGAACCAGAGACAGTAAAAATAGGTAATACTGATGTATTTTTATTACCTTGGATAAACTCAGAAAATTATGATGATAGTATGAAGGCTATTAAAAAAACAAAATCAAAAGTTTGTTTTTCTCATCTAGAGCTTGCCGGATTTGAAATGATGCGTGGTTTGCGAAACGAAGGTGGTATGAGTTCAGAAATCTTTAAGAAATTTGATATGGTATGCACTGGACATTTTCATTGCAAATCTATGCAAGGAAATATTACATATCTTGGGACTGCTTATGAATTGTTTTGGTCGGATTATAAAGATACAAAAGGATTTCATATCTGGGACACAGAAACAAATGAGTTGGAATACATTGTAAACCCACATAGAATGTTTTATAAAGTTTGGTACAAAGATGATATGAAACTTGATCTTGATTCTATGAAAGGGAAATATGTAAAACTTATAGTTGAGGACAAACCAAACCCATATAAATTCGATGTTTTTGTTGACAAATTATATAAGTCTGACATTGCAGACATTAGTATTATAGAAGATGATGTGGATGTTGATTATGAAGAAGTTGATAGTGAAGATGTCGCAGAGGATACTATGGGCCTCCTGTCAAAATATATTGATAATTACGAAATTGATATTGACAAAACAAAATTAAAGAGTATAATGAATGACCTATACATTGCGGCATTGAGGGGTGATTGATGCTTACTTACACATTCGAAGATTTTATGAAAGATTGTTTTGGTAATTATTCAAAACCTACTTTAGAACAATTTAGAAATGAGTCCAGACTTACTTATAATGCCGGTGATGTTTCGTTGGCAGATTTTGCAAACAAGTTGGATGACAATGACTATCGAAAAGTAGAGTTTAACCAATGGTCGGAAACTCTGTATACCGCATATATTGTAAACTTTGAAGTAATGATGAAAAAGTGGTTTACTGCACATGCATCAGTTGATAATATAGAAAAGTATTTAAGATATTCGGTTGAGCCAAGTAAGTACAAAATTGAAGATGGATTTATAATTGATGGTAGAAAAGAGATAACCAGTGGTAGATTACTCAGAAATATATCATATAAGGGCATTTACAAAGAGACTGCAAAAATAAACTCAAACGAGAAGGATACTTTACTAGGTGTATTTGATAATCTTATTAACAATAAATTCAGTGTGTCTGCTGTGGTTACTCCAAAAGTCTCAGAGTTCTTATCCTCTGGTAACTATGACAGTTTATTCGCTATGTTGCGCGGCACCGCTAATCGCGCTTCTATATTCAATCCTTACACATACTCATGGATATTAAAAAATGTATTTCCAGATGGTAAAAAACTTTTATCTCCTGTATTAAGTTGGGTAACGCCAGTAATTGGTGTTGCAAATTCAAACTATGATGAGTTGGTTGCAATTGATGTAATACCAGAAGTAGTTGACAAGGCCGAACAATTACATCAATACAGCGAGGGTATGAGAAATACTTGGTTTGGTGATGATGGAAAGGAAGGTACATTTTATTGTTGTCCATCAGAAAAACTTGATGAAAGACATAACTTCACTGAAAAGTATTCAGAATATTTTGATTTAGTATTTTTCTCACCGCCATATTACAATCTGGAAATTTACAGTGGTGGGGAACAATCGCACGAAACATGGAAAACATATGAGGAATGGTTGGATGGATATTGGAAACCCACTGTTGAATTGTGTTACAAATGTCTCAAACCAGGCTCTAAGTTTAGTTTTGTTATCGTCGAAGATTATTCCGAGTTAAATAAGAAAAGAATTCCTATCAGTGATGATATGAAAAGAATTGCAGAGTATTATTTTAAATATGATAAACTGATTCATATCTCTTGGGGTGGATTTAGTGCAACCAAGATTGCAAATGAAAAAAGAAAAAATCTATTAGAAAATGTACACATTTTGACAAAGGAATAATATGTTAGAGTTTCAATCGATAAAATGGAAAAATTTTCTTTCCACAGGAAACAACTTCACCGAAGTCGCTCTCAATAAATCTTCGACTACACTTATCTTGGGTACTAATGGTGCTGGTAAATCTACAATACTAGATGCATTGACGTTTGGTTTGTTTGGTAAACCTTTCCGTAAAATTAATAAACCACAACTTACAAATAGTATCAATGATAAAGATTGTTTAATTGAAATTAATTTTCAGATAGGCAAAACAAAGTATATGGTTCGCAGAGGTATCAAGCCTACAATATTTGAAATTTATCATAATGGTAAGTTAATAGATCAAGATTCGAAGGCAAAAGATTATCAAAAATATCTAGAAGAAAATATTCTTAAATTGAATTACAAATCATTTACGCAAACAGTAATTTTGGGTAGTGCAACATTTGTTCCTTTTATGCAATTAAATGCAAATGATCGCAGAGATATTATTGAAGATTTGTTGGACATCAAAATATTTTCGATCATGAATGAAAATTTAAAACAAAGACAATCGTTACTAAAAGATGATATTGATACAAACACTTTAGAAAGAGATAAAATAGAATATTCCATTGATATGCAAGAAAGGTATATGGAAAACGCTGCAAAAAATAAAGCAAAGAAAATAAAAACTAATAATGAAAAAATTTCAGAAAAAGAAACTGAAGTATCTTCTGCATTTGATGAGATAGAGATAATCAATTCAAAAATAATTGAGTTGACAGAATCTATTTCTGATTTTGATGACGTAAAGAAAAAACAAAATAAACTTGACAGCCTAGAAAGTCAATTAATTGCGACTGGTAAAAAACATAAAAAAGATATAGATTTTTTTGAGACAATAGAAACTTGTCCTTCTTGTAAACAGTCTGTTGAAGATGAACATAGATGTAACATTGTAGATGATAAAAAGTCTAAGATTGAAGAAATCAATACTGCCGTTGAAAAGTTGTCTAAACAATTTAAAGTAGTAAATAGTAGATTGAGTGAGATTACAACAGTACAAGATGAGATTTACAAACTCAATTCAAAAGTTACAGAAAATAATACAACTATAAGAATGATTCAAAAAAACATCAAAGAGATTCAAGAAGAAAATGACGAATTAAATAACGATGAAACATCGATTACAGAATTAAAGAAGGAGATGAAAAAACTTACTACGTCACTTAGTAAGTTGGATATTAAAAGAAAAGAGCTTGTTGAACAAAGAGAATATTATAATGTATCTTCTATGTTACTAAAAGATACTGGTGTTAAAACTTCCATTATCAAATATTATCTGCCAAAAATGAATGGTTTGATTAATAAATATTTAAAAGAGATGGATTTTTATATTAACTTTACTATGGATGAAAAATTTAGTGAAAATATCAAATCTAGAGGCAGAGAAAATTTTTCTTATGCGTCATTCTCTGAGGGCGAAAAGATGCGTATCGATCTTGCGTTACTCTTTACTTGGAGGGCGATTGCAAAGATGAAAAATAGCGTCAATACTAATTTATTAATACTTGATGAAGTATTTGATAGCAGTTTAGATAATTCCGGCACAGATGAGTTTTTGAAACTACTGAACACTTTGGGTGGCAATAATGTATTTGTTATTAGTCATAAAGGTGAAATATTGTATGATAAATTTCATAGTGTTATTAAATTCGATAAGGTGAAAAACTTTAGTCAAATTGTACAGGAAAAATGATAAGATATTTAAGTAGAGTTTTTGTTGCATTTTCTATATTTTTAAATAGTTTAGTTGGTGGGAAAAATAATCAAACACTTTCTGCACTGCAATATGAAAGAAAAAGAAAAGGTAAGTTTAATATATGTTTTTTGATAGATTTTATTTGGCTTTGGGAAGGTAAAGACCATTGCCTTGAGGCATGGATAAAGTGGCAAATAATAAATAATGCAATGAGTGAATACGAAAAACTAGCAGAAAAATATTATAGGAAAGCGGTTGGTTATGAAAAACGTGATACATTTAGAAGATTTTAAAAATATTATAAATGAGTATGAATATGATTATATTTTTACTTCTCCTCCAGATTTCGAAGAAATAGGAACAGATCCCGGCAATCCAGAAAAATACCAAGAATTTTTATTGGATATTTTTGGTCGGGCCAATCCAAGAAAAAAAATTATTACAGTAGCCTTTACAGATCGTAAATTTAATGGTACAATAGTTCCTAAGAGTTCGATTCTAAAACATTCAATGCTTGCGATTGGTTATAAATTGTTGTCGCACAAAATATGGGTAAAGAGTACAAAAATTGATATGTTTAGATTGACTTATGGTAATGTTTTGACTTTTGGAAAAGGTAAAGTGAAACAAAATATGAATAAAGAATTTAAACCAGATGTTTGGTTGGATGGTAGAGGCAAATATAAAAAATATCCATATGGTATGCCGGTTGATGTTCCAAGAAAGTGTATCTTAAATTATACACAAGAAGGTGACATTGTATATGATCCATTTATGGGATCTGGCACGACTGCAATAGCTGCGATCAGAACGAATAGAGATTATATGGGAAGCGAACTAAATAGTTCTTATTGGAAACTGTGTAATGATAGAATAAGCGAGGAAACTACAAACTTAGATGGATTTTTAGATGGAAACTCATATAATAAAACAACAACAAATGTTGCAAGGGAATAGTTCGATGCCTTTCACTGAGGGAGATAAATCGTTGCAGGGCATATCAAAACAAATGCCTTTTACTGCACACACATATCCAAATGCAGAAAATATTATGCCACCCAAAACTGAACCTCGTAGAGTGGTAGAGGCAGCAACAAGAGCCTCAGTTAATATGGATATGTTAAAACAGTTTTATGAAAAACAACAAATGTGGTTAGGACTTGTAAAAAATCTAAAACTAAGAGCGTACATAGATCAAAAAATAGGAAACGAAAAAGAACAAAAGAGTATAGTGGACATTACCGTATGATTGAAACAATTGATAATTTAGATAATGAACTTTATAATGTATTAGACAAATGTAAAAACGCAGACGGATTACCTGTGATGGATAGTAATTTGTTTGGTAAAATTACCGAAGCTTACGGTAAAGAATTATTCAGAAAAGTACTTGCAAAGTATATTACAGATAATAAACCACCATTTCCATATAAAGAGTTTTCATACGAAGAGTTTGTAAACACTTTTCGTAAGTTAAGAAAAGTTGACTATTCTACATATATTCAACCACAAGAAAATATGCAAAAAGAAGTCTTAGAAAAGTATGACGATTACAAATATTCCTATGCAGAATATGGTTTGGGTATGATTGATGCTCCATCAACATTCAATGAGGCTAGTGATTACTTTCAAAACAAATTGCGAATGGCCTGTGGTTCATATGGATTTAGATCTCCAGTAGATAGATGGAATGAAGGAGACAATATTTGGGGGGTCTTTGGCCCAATCTGGCGGGGCGTGAATGACAGTTGGGAGTTAACACCTAAACAATATATGATGGCATTTCGCCTTGGTACATATATTGCCACGCAGTTTAAACCAATAGTGGCAAAGTGTATCTATGAGATGTCTAATGCAAAAACTGTTTTGGACACATCTATGGGGTGGGGAGATAGACTGTGTGGTTTCTTTGCCTCGAATGCCACTTACTATATTGGTTGTGACCCAAATCCAAATACATTTGAAAATTACAAACTTCAGGCTATAGAATATTCTAAACTCATTGGTAATCAATATAGTATTCATGAAGATGGTAATATGTGGGTATTAGATGGCAATTTAAAATCAGTAAGAATGTATCGCAGTGGTGCAGAGAATATGCCATGGGATGAAATTGAAAATGTAGATTGTGCATTTACATCGCCACCATATTTTTCTACAGAAAGATATAACGAAGGTGGTGAACATTCTGAAGATCAATCGTGGGCGAAATTTAATGAGTATGAGGCTTGGAGAGATGATTTTTATCTACCAGTTTCTGTAAATACATTTAATTCATTGAGTGATGGTGGACATATGTTGATTAACATTATGGATCCTAAAATCAAAGGTAAAAGATATCGCTCTGGTGATGAACTTGTAGATGAATTAAAAGATAATTTTTTAGGTCAGATTGGTATGAGAATTATGCAACGACCACAGGGTAAGTCGGTGTTTTCTGATGAAGATGGAAACTTTGATAAAGAAAAAATGAATAATTTTATGAACAAAGTTTATATGGAAAATGTTTGGACTTTTCGTAAGGGAAAGAGTGACTTAGATTTATTTCGACACAAAAGAGTTGTTAGTTTAGATAGTTTCTTTTAAATAGTGCTTGACAGAATCAGTAGAATATGGTTCAATATACTTGTGATTCGGGAGTTTATCTATGATTAGTTCTAATACAATGTTTACAAAAGAGTCTAAGACATTACTTGCAAAACTGATGTCCGAAGAAGATATTACGGTTGAACATCAAAACGTCGAAACTGCGATGTTTGATGTTAAACATCGTATATTGACACTACCAGTTTGGAAAGATATGAGTGAAGAACTTTATGACCTTTTGGTAGGACACGAAGTTGCACACGCACTGTTTACTCCCGCTGGCGAAGAGGCATTGACTGAAGCTTCCGCTCGTTCGTCACATGGTTTCGTAAATGTTATCGAAGATGCTCGTATCGAAAAACTACAGAAACAAAAGTTTGCTGGATTGCGGACCGCGTTTATCAAAGGTTATCAAGAACTTTGGGACAAAGATTTCTTTGGTGTCAAAGATGTTTCTCCTAGTAAAATCAATTTGATTGACCGTATCAATATTTGGTTTAAAGTTTCCGCAGCTCAGATGTTGGTTGAATCGGATTGGTTTAACGAAGATGAATTGCATTGGGTTCGTAAAATTGAAAAGTTAAAAACTTTTGATGAAGTTGCAGACCTTGCAGAAGAACTTTACAATTTCTTGAAAGACAATAAAGAAGATAACCAAACTCAAACTACCATGACAAATCCAATTCTTTTTGATGCAGATGAGTCTGACGAAGAAACACAAGATACTGGTTCAGACAATTCTGAAGAATCTGGTGACATGGAAGGCGGAGAAAATTCAAATAACAATGACACTTCGGAAGAAACATCTGAAACAGAAACTGAAGATGAGTCTGATACTGATGATATGAATGACGGTGTTTCCGAAGTAGAAACAGTTTCAGTTGTTGATAATGATGAATTAGAATCTAAAACTGATGATGCACTGCAACAGGGTCTGAAAACTATGGTTTCTACAGACTCAAGAAACAATTTTAAATATGCTAACATTACTCCTATCAAAAATTTGTCAAATCATGTTGTGCATTGGAAAACAGTTAGTGTTCAACTTGAAAACCAATTTAATGTTGACTCAACTAAAAATCTCTATGAAGAATTTCTAAAAGAAAATCAAAAGACAATTTCATACTTGGTTAAAGAGTTTGAAATGAAAAAGGCCGCCCGTGCTGCCGCCAATTCTACATCACATAAAAGTGGTAATATTAACTCTGGGAAACTTTGGAGTTATCAAATTAATGAAGACATCTTCCAACGCAAAGTAGTTGTGCCAGAAGGTAAAAATCATGGTATGGTTATGTTAGTTGATTGGTCTGGTTCGATGCATGGCTCTATGTATTCTACTATGAAACAAACTATCACATTAGCTACCTTCTGTCGCCGTGTTGGTATTGCGTTTGATGTTTTCAGTTTTAGTGACAATCCTGCCCATTGGAATGAAACAAAATCAAATGAAGATTTTCAAAATTACCTATCATCTGTGGATATCAACTCTTGGATCCCCAAAAAAGAAGTTGCTCTGCGCAACTTACTTTCTAGTGAAATGAATAATCAAAATTTCAAAAAGAATGCAAATTTACTTTTGCAACTTACTCGTTCTATGGATACTGGTTATGGATGGTGCCGGCCTAATTTGACGTATGATGATTATTGTACAACACCATTAAATGATAGTCTTTTGATTTTGCACCAACACATTCCAGTGTTTGTGAAAAAATCCGGTGTTGAAAAAGTCAACATGGTAGTATTGACAGATGGTGGTGACAATGGAACATCATATGTTTTACGTCATTCCAGCAATGACAAATATCTAGCCTGTGATATTAATAATTATCCTTGGCGCCGCCGTCAACAAATCATTCGAGATAAAATCCATAATAAAATTCTAGTTCATAATCCAGACGGTGGGCAATTTACTAGTGCAATGGTTGAACATATGCGAGATTGTCATAATATGAATGCAATTGGTTTTATGCTTTGTTCAAACAAACGTGAACTAAAATATGCGATGGAAAACTATGTTGCGGAAGAAACAATTTATAGTACCAAAAGTAAAGAATTGATGTCCAATGGTCGTAAAAAAATCCGCGAAAATGGATTTGTTTCTGTCACCAATGCCGGTTATAATAATTACTTTATAATCCAACCGACAGATACTAAAGACGAAAATTTGAATGTAAATTCTTCTATGACTAAAAGTCAAGTTGTTCGCAATTTTGCAAAACATAACAAGTCTAAAAAAACAAATCGCCAACTTTTGAACAAATTTGTTGAATTGGTGAAATAACTGCTTGACAATGCCGAGCATATGTGGTTCAATATATATGTAATTGATGATGATTCGTAATGAACGGAGTGAAAATATGAACTTAGAATCTCGCAAAACTTTTATCGAAGTTGCGCAACGCGAATTTAATACTGACGTATTATCTCGCACTCAAATCAACAATCTGGCAAAGGTACACAAATTGCCCGATCCTGCTTGGTTAAAATCTGATGAATATCGGGTTAGTCGTGGTAAATACAAATTACCACTAATGAATGATGGTGGAGTTGTTGTTAACGCTCCAGTCCATGTAACACCAGCTCCCTTGAAACAAGCAATGAGTGTTGACCTATCTCATTCTGAGTCTCTTGTTCCAGAGAAAGACCCTAACTTTGTCAAGTTTGGTTTTTTTGATGATCTCAAAACTATTATCAAATCAAAAATCTTTTATCCAGTTTTTATTACTGGTATGTCTGGTAATGGTAAAACATTCGGTACACAACAAGCTTGTGCTCAGTTGAAACGTGAATGTATTATTGTCCCTATCACTGTCGAAACTGATGAGTCAGACCTTCTTGGTGACAAAACTCTAATTGATGGTAATGTGACCTTTGTTGCTGGACCTGTAGTTCGTGCGATGGAATCTGGTGCAGTACTTGTACTTGATGAAGTTGACCTTGCATCAAACAAAATTATGTGTCTCCAGTCCATCATTGATGGTAAAGGTGTTTATCTCAAAAAAGATAATCGGTTTGTAAAACCAGCGCCTGGATTTACAGTTGTCGCAACTGCAAACACTAAAGGTAAAGGTTCTGATGATGGACGTTTCATCGGTACTAACGTAATGAATGAGGCGTTTCTGGAACGTTTCAAAATTACTTTCGAACAAGAATATCCATCACAAGTTGTCGAGAAAAAAATTCTCACAAAAGTGCTTGCATCTTTTGGACTACAAGATGATGAGTTTGTAGAAAATCTTACAGTTTGGGCTCAAACTATTCGCAAAACTTTTGCTGATGGTGGTATTGATGAAATTATCTCTACTCGCCGTTTGGTTCACATTGTCGAAACTTTCTCAATTTTCAAAGACCGTGTAAAGTCTGTAGAATTGTGTACTAATCGTTTTGACGAAGATACAAAAACTTCTTTTGTTGACCTATATCAGAAAATCTCTGATGATGTTTTTGAAACAGAAACATCAGAAGTAAACGAAGATTATGCTACAGAAGAAGATTGCCCATTTTAAAGGAGGAATATGATAGACTATAAATTTAACGAAGATGTATTGCTTGAGGAAATCAGGCAATACATTGATCTAACATACGATCAACATTACTCAAGTTCAAAACTACAATCGACTGAAGTTATCATAGACAATGGTCATGGTGCTGGGTTTTGTTTAGGTAATGTTGTAAAGTATTCTCAGAGGTATGGTAAAAAAGGCGAGACCGAAAAAGATTTCAGAAAAGACTTGCTAAAAATCATACATTATGGTATACTGGCGCTATACAATCATGATTTAATGTATGGAGAAAATGATGAGCATTAATCTGAAACATTCTGATAACTTGGATAGAGATTACAAAAAACTCAGCAAGGGCAGAAAAGAATATGTGAAAAAAATGGCTAGTAAAGAAAATTTGACCATTTCTAATTATCTTAAAATGAAATATGGAGTTATTGAAAATGAAAATAAGTGAACAAACTCAATTGGTTTTGCGAAACTTTGCAAATATCAATCAATCTATTCTAATTAATCCTGGCAATAGATTATCTACCATGTCGGTGATGAGAAATATTCTTGCATCAGCTGATATTGAAGAAGAGTTTCCTGTACAGTTTGGTATCTATGATTTGCCTCGTTTCCTTGGTAATTTGTCTATCTATCCAGAATTAGAATTCCATGAAAAGTATGTATTGATGTCTAATGGAAGTAAAACATATAAATTTATGGCAGCAGATCCATCTATCATTGTCCATCCAACAACCACATTTAAAATGGATGATTCTAAAAATAATCCAGATGATGCAAAAGAGATTAAAGATTATGATGTTAATGTGACTCTAACAAATGCAACTCTTTCCACTATTAGTAAAGTTGCGTCTATTAATTCTTTGCCTGATTATGCTCTTATGACAGAGGATGGTATAATTAATTTTGTTGCTCTAGATAAAAAATCAGATACAACTGATATTGCAAAAGAACCAGTTGGTGAAAGTAATGCAAACTTTCAAATGTATTTCCGAGCTGAGAATATGAAACTAATCGAAGGTGATTATAATGTTTCTGTTTCGAGGAATAAAATTTCAACATTCCGACATCATATAAAGGCAATTCAATATTGGGTGACTCTCGAACAAGATTCGAAATACGAAGATTGAGAGGTAGGTAATGAGTGAATTTTTGTGGGTTGAAAAATATCGCCCTAAAACTATAGATGAATGTATCCTACCAAATGATCTTAAATCTACATTTAAAGAGTTTGTAGAAAACAAAGAATTGCCCAATTTGTTATTGTCAGGTTCTGCCGGTGTTGGTAAAACAACGGTTGCAAAGGCTCTGTGTAATGAAATGGGTCTTGACCACATGTTAATTAACGGTTCCGAGGATGGAAACATAGACACTCTCAGAACTAAAATTAGACATTATGCCTCCACTGTTAGTTTCTCAAGTGATGGTAAGGTGGTCATACTTGATGAGGCTGATTACCTTAATCCACAGTCAACACAGCCTGCGCTACGTGGGTTTATAGAGGAGTTTGCTGGTAATTGTAGGTTTATTCTAACGTGTAATTTTAAAAATCGCATAATCGAACCTTTACACAGTAGATGTTCTACAATTGAGTTTAAGATTTCAAATTCTGAAAAAGATAAGATAATGGCATCTTTCTTTAAAAGAGTGTGTAATATCTTAGTGGATGAGGGTGTGGACTTTAACAAAATAGTTATTGCACAATTAATCCAAAAACATTTTCCCGATTGGAGGAGAGTGTTAAATGAGTTGCAAAGATATTCTGCAAGTGGAAGAATTGATGAAGGATTGCTTGTAAATCTTGGCGACTTAAAAATGAAAGACCTTGCAGAGTTATTAAAGTCTCGCAAGTTTACTGAAATGAGAAAATGGGTAGTGGAGAATGTAGATAATGACCCAACTATTATTTTTAGAACTATTTACGATGGTTTGTATGAGCACCTCAATCACGCTTCTATTCCCCAGGCTGTCGTTACAATTGCTGACTATCAATACAAATCAGCGTTTGTTGCAGATCAAGAAATAAATCTGGTTGCATGTCTCACCGAATTGATGGTGGAGTGTGATTGGAAATGAGTTATGATTTGTTTAAAGATTATGTGCCAGCAATCTCTAGTACTAAAAAGAGATTGCTGGACACAGAAGATGAAATGTGGGAGAAGAATTATAAAGCATTTATGATAAATCGCAACTTCTCGTATCACCAAGATACGATTTTGTTTGCAAATGAAGTAAACCAATATCCGCTTATAGATAATAAACTTCAGTTTGATTATTTACTAAATAGTATACGTCCAAGAAAAAGATTTTCACCTTGGGCGAAAAAAAGTATCCATAGTGATCTAGATTATGTAAAAGAATATTATGGCTACAATAATGAGAGGGCAGAAGAAGCTCTTAAAATACTAAATGATGAACAAATTGAATATATAAAAAGCAAATTGAATAAAGGCGGATAGGAGAATGTTATGAGTATACTTGATACTTTAACAGAAGTTGAACTCAAGGATCAAGAAGATTTTCTTAAAATTAAAGAAACCTTGACACGGATTGGTGTTGCTTCAAGAAAAGATCGTAAACTTTATCAATCTTGCCACATTTTACATAAACAGGGTAAGTATTATATTGTGCATTTTAAAGAACTTTTTAAACTTGATGGAAAAAATTCTGATTTTTCGGATAACGATAGATCAAGAAGAAACGCAATTGTAAATTTACTCGAAGAATGGGGATTGATAAAAATTAGTAGGGCGGATAATTTTGATGCCGCTCCACTATCTCAGATAAAAGTTTTATCTCACAGAGAAAAGGATGAATGGGAATTAGTGCCCAAGTACAACATTGGACGTAAAAAATAAAATGAGTATTATATTATGGGAAAAAGAAGTGAATTTGAACATAGAAAAAATGATTTCTATCCAACACCAATGGATGCAGTTAAGCCATTAATTCCGTTTTTACCAAAAGAACATTTCAAATTTTATGAACCATGTGCCGGTGATGGTAGACTAGTAAATTATTTACAGTCTCTGTCGCCCGGCATTTCTGTTGGACATACAGATATCAACCCACAATGCGATTGGGTTGGCAAGAAAGATGCGTTTGATGTGGTAGTTCCTTTTAAAACAGATTTTATAATAACAAATCCACCTTGGTCTAGGTGGTTATTACATCCAATGATTATACACTTCTCCAAACAAGCACCAACATGGTTTTTGTTTGATGCAGACTGGATTCATACAAAACAAGCAGTTCCCTACTTGACAAAACTGAAAAAAGTTGTTAGTATAGGTAGAGTTAAATGGATAGAAAATAGTAAACATACCGGCAAAGATAATTCTTGTTGGTACTTATTCGACGATAGCGAAGGCGATACAATATTTTACCCTAACCCAAAGTGGAGATAAAAATGGCAAATAATGTTTATTCAAATTTTTGGATTTATGAAGGAAATGATGAAGTAAAGAAATGGTTTAAAGAAAAGTTAGATGGCCTTGTGATTCCAGAAGATGAAGTTGTTGATTTTGAATTATATAAACCAGTACATGAAATGTTTTGGTCTGATGTTAATGAAGAAGAAACTTCAACAAGATCTTGGTACATAGATAATATCGGCGCAAAATGGTGTAATGTTCAAGATATTGACGTTGAATCTATCTCTTGTTGTTCCGCATGGGATTATCCAGAATATTTTTATGTAAAGATTGCGGAAGAGGCCGAGAAAATTGACCCTAAAGTTATTTTTGCCGCAACATATGAGGATGAGATGCCAAACTTTTTTGGTTCTTCGGTTTTTTACGAAGGCGAAGTTTATGATAATTATATGATTGAATCGGATGAATATAGTAATGAAGGATTGAGTTTTTATTGGGACGAAGACGAAATGGGTGAAGAAGAGCCAGAAGATTGGGAGCCAAGTTGGGAACAAATGTGCGCCATTCAAGAAAATAGTATAGAAAATATTATTTATGATTTACGAGAGGAACAAGATGTCGAAACAAATTGATTTAAATTCTTATAAAAACTTTGTAGAGGGCGTCACAAGCCTGCAAAGTAATAGTACAAAGTTGTTTATTGATAATCTCGAAGAAACACAAAAACATTTAGATGTGTTTGATATCAATATGTCATTACTAATGACAAGTACTATTGGAATGTCAAGTGAATCTGGTGAGTTTGCGGAAATTGTAAAGAAATTGTTGTTTCAAGGCAAACCATTTACAGATCAAACAAAGGCACATTTAAAATCCGAATTGGGCGATGTGATTTGGTATTGGATAAATGCATGTAGGGCCATTGATGTGGATCCAAACGAAGTCATTGCGCAAAATGTTCAAAAGTTAGAGTCTAGATATCCTGGCGGTAAATTTGATGTTTATATGTCAGAAAATAGAAAAAGTGAAGATATTTAAATATTTTTTAGTATGACGCAAAAAAGTATACTAAATAATATGCGGGTCGCCTTATGGGACTCATAATTAACCTTGCTAAATATAGGAGGAAATAAAATGGTTAGGTTTACAACACAGCACTTCGATCCTTTTCTACGCAGTAGCATCGGCTTCGATCATTTACTCAGAGAATTAGATAATTCGGTCGCTTTCAAAGGTGATAATTATCCACCTTATAATATTATTAAAGGTGACGAAGAAACATATACAATTGAATTGGCGGTTTCTGGTTTCTCTGAAGATGAACTTTCTGTCGAAGTGAAAGAAAATACTTTGACGGTCACTGGTACAAAAACTGATATCGCAGATGTGGAATATCTACATAAAGGTATTGGTGGACGTAACTTTGAAAGAAAGTTTACACTCGCTGCTGACCTCGTAGTAACAGGTGCTGAAATCGTGAATGGAATTTTAACTATCAGTATGGAGTTAGTAGTTCCGGAACACAAAAAACCAAGGACTATTGAAATTGGTACTGTAAAAAAGTCAAAAAACAAAAAGTTTTTGGCTGAATAAATAAAAGGTGGGGGGAAACCCCCACTTTGAAAAAGGTGATAAAAATGGATACACATGAACAAATTATTGCACTTGTAGAACAATACAAGTTAGAAAATGAAAAATTTTCAACAGGAAACAAATCTGCCGGAATTAGAGCAAGAAAAGCGTTAATGGAGATTTCCAAATGCGTCAAATCTCGCAGGCAAGAAATTCAAGAAGAGAAAGAGTGGATTGTTAAATAATGAATGAACCACTCTATAGAATAAGAAAAAAATCACCAAGATTTGGTGATGTTGAATTTCAACCGGCACTTCCAAATGATAAACTTATGGAACAAATCTTAAATAATAAAGATATCATGATGAATCAAAATGCTGGTGATATTATGAGAAAAGTAATTGATATGGAATGGAAATATCTTGAAAGGAGAATAATTAAATGGTTGGGTGATACTCCAACTGCAAGAAAACTCCAATCAGATATAAAACAACATATCAAAGAAGAAAAGAAATGGATAGCAAAAGGAGCGAAAGTAAATGCAATTTAATTATGTACAAAGTCCCTTCATGAGGGCATTGATTAGAAAATACGAATTTGAAAGAGATGAAGCAATCGCAAATCTAAATGTATTCTTTTCTAATTCTTCTGGTGTTGCAGAACATAGTGATTTTGTTGGAACGATGGATAAATGGTTGACTCAACTATCAGACTCTGAAGGCAAACTAAAAAGTTTAGTTTCGCATTTTGCCAATCAGCCACAACCCACTGCAACCGCAACACCAACAGATCCACAAGAGGAAAGCTAATGTCTTTAACAGATACAAAAGTTGTCAGACTTATATCTGGTGAAGAATTGATGGGTATTGTTGAAGAAACTGATACACATTATAAAATCAAAGATGTGTGTCAAATCGCAACTTCATATGCCGATCCAACATCTGCAACTGCTAGGATTGGATTGGCCCCATTTTTACCGTACACAAACGCAAAAGATGGAATAGAAATTAAAAAAGATTTAGTTCTTTTTGTTCTAACTCCAGTAAATGAATTATTAAACGAATATAGCAAAGTATTTGGTAGTGGTTTGGTCCTGCCTTCTTCTACTAGTGTTAATACTATTAAGAAGGCAAAACCACAAGAACCCTCTGGAAATCATTCATTTGTCAAATTATAACTTGACAAATCACAAATAATATGATATTCTAGTTGAAATTATATTGAGGTTTTGATGCGTTTTTATACTAATGTGCAATGTGTTGGCAACAAAATACTATTAAGAGAAATCGATGATGGAAAGAGGCGAGAGGTCAAACTAGACTACTCGCCTACTCTTTTTATTAATTCTTCTAGGAAAAATACACCAACAAAACATAAGACTCTGTATGGCGAAAAAGTTTGGCCTTTGAAACAAGGCAGTATTAAAGAAGCAAGAGATTTTCTAAAAAAATATAGTGAAATCGAAGATGTAAAAATATACGGACATACTCAGTTTGTGTATCCATTTATTTCTGACACTTATCCGCAAGATATTGCATATGATATTTCTAAAGTCAATATTTGTAATATTGATATTGAGGTGGAGTGTGAACAAGGATTTCCAGAACCAATGCAGGCCATTGAGCGTGTTAACGCTATCACAATGAAAATGCATGGACAATATGTTGTTCTTGGTCTGGGTGATTGGGAAAATAAAGATGGATTGCCCGTAAAGTATTATAAGTTTTCAAACGAACTTGACCTGCTACGCAGTTTTCTAAACATTTGGAAAAACTCAAAGATTGATATTGTTACTGGTTGGAATGTGAATCAGTTTGATATGTCATATCTTGTTAACCGTATCGAAAAAGTCTTGGGTGAAAAAGAGATGAAAACTCTTTCGCCTTGGGGTATGGTTGATCGTGTTGAGAAAAACATTCGTGGTATGATACAACAACAGGTTAAAATATCAGGCCTTGCGATTGTTGATTATCTTGACCTGTATCGTAAGTTTACTTATGTGACAAGAGAAAATTATAGACTTGATACTATTGCATATGTAGAGTTGGGCGAAAGAAAACTCGACCACTCAGAGTTTGCAAATATGCATTTGTTTTACAAACAAGACTATCAAAAGTATATTGACTATAACATTAAAGATGTTGGACTTGTTGATAGGCTCGAAGAAAAACTCAAACTGATGGATCTTTTGATTACTATTGCATATCAATCAAAGGTAAACTTTGATGAGGTATTTTCTCCTATTAAGGTATGGGACTCGATTGCATTTAATGAGCTCAGAAAATCAAATATTGTAATACCACCAAAATCATCTGCCACTAAAAGTGAATCATATGCTGGTGGGTATGTAAAGGATCCCCATGTTGGTAAGCACGAATGGATTATGTCATTTGATTTGAATAGTTTGTACCCACATCTTATTATGCAATATAATATTTCACCAGAAACACTTTTTGACGAAGAAAGAATAAACACCTCGGTCGATGATTTATTAGAAGAAAAAACTGACTTGACTATTTTACAACAAAGTAATTTGACAGTCTGTCCTAGTGGTGTTTTGTTTAACAAAGATAAACGTGGGTTTTTGCCAACATTGATGCAAAAAATGTATGATGATAGAACAAAATACAAAAAAGAGATGTTGAAAACCAAACAAGATTTAATTGATGGAAATGGTGATGAAAGAGAATTGAAGAATAAAATATCCCAACTTGATAATAAACAAATGGCTGCAAAGATTTTGTTGAACTCTGCATATGGTGCTTTGGGTAATCAGTATTTCCGTTATTATGATATTAGACAGGCAGAATCTATCACACTTTCTGGACAACTAAGTATTAGATGGATTGAAAAGAAAGTTAATCAATATCTAAATAGGGTTTTAGAAAATGAAGAGCAGAAAGAATATGTCATTGCAAGCGATACGGATTCGATATATGTTGTTTTTAGTGAATTGGTACACAAAGTCTTTGGAAAGGAAGCACAGGTATCAAAACAAAAAGTGGTCAATTTTCTTGATAAAGTGGCTAAAGATAAACTTGAACCTTTTATTGATAAGTCTTATGAGGACCTTGCTTCGTATGTAAATGCATATGATCAAAAAATGCAGATGGCTCGTGAAGTTATTGCTGATAGTGGCATTTGGACAGCAAAGAAAAGGTATATTCTAAATGTTTGGGACAACGAAGGTGTAAGATATAAAGAACCAGAATTGAAAATTATGGGTATTGAGGCCGTTAGATCTTCTACTCCAGAAATTTGTAGGGAAAAAATTAAAGAATCCCTAAAGATTATTCTTAGAAAAACTAATGATGAGTTAATTGAACACATTGACAACTTCAGAAAAGATTTTAAGAAAACAGACATAGATGCGATAGCATTTCCAAGAGGTTGTAATGGACTTAAAAAGTATCACGACTCACAACACGTTTTTCGAAAAGGCACGCCCATCCATGTAAAAGGTGTGTTGTATTATAACAAATTACTAAAAGACAAAAAACTTGATAGAAAATATCAATTAATTAAAGAAGGCGAAAAGATTAAGTTTTGTTATTTGAAAATACCAAATCCCATACAAAACAATACAATCGCCATTTTGAGTGGGTTGCCCGAGGAATTTGAATTGGATAACTACATTGACTATGACACTCAATTTGAAAAGGCCTTTCTCGAACCAATTAAAACAATAACCGATACTATACAGTGGGATTTGGAAAAGAAATTTACATTAGATCAATTTTTCTAGGAGAAAATCATGAGTAGTTTAATGAATAAGTTAAGAAAGAATACTTCTTTCAAAGATGGTAGAGTTAATACTTTATCAGAATCGCCATTCTTACATGAGAAAGATAATGTGCCGACAAGTATTCCGGCAATGAATGTTGCATTTTCTGGTTCTTTAGATAAAGGGTACACATCTGGGTTGACTATGATTGCAGGCCCCAGTAAACACTTTAAAACGGCATTCGGTTTGATTATGATGAAATCTTATCTAGACAAATATCCAGATGCGGTTGCTCTTTTTTATGATAGTGAGTTTGGAACTCCACAGAACTATTTTGATGTATTTGAAATTGATACTACAAGAGTGGTTCATATTCCAGTTACTGATTTGGAAGAATTAAAATTTGATATAGTTTCGCAATTAAAAGAAATCGAAACAGAAGACAAACTTTTTATCATGGTCGATTCTGTGGGAAACCTTGCATCCAAAAAAGAAGTAGAGGATGCAGAGAATCAAAAGTCTGCCGCCGATATGACAAGAGCAAAACAATTCAAGTCTTTGTTTAGAATGGTAACTCCGCATCTAACAATGAAAGATATTCCAATGGTCGCAATTAATCATACATATGATTCGCAGGGACTATATCCTACTAAGGTTGTTTCTGGTGGTACTGGAATGTATTATAGTGCTGATACTATCTGGATTGTTGGTAGACAACAAGATAAAGTTGGTGCAGAAGTTCAAGGATATCACTTTGTGATTAATGTAGAGAAGTCTAGATTTGTAAAAGAAAAGTCTAAAATTCCAATTTCAGTATCTTGGGAAAATGGTGTGGATAGAACTTCTGGATTATTGGATATGGCGGTGGAATATGGTGCAATCACAAAAGGTGGGGGTTGGTATCAAACTGTAGATATGGAAACTGGTGAAATAAACGATAAAAAGTTTCGTGAAAAGGAAACTCATAATATGGAATTTTGGAAACCTTATTTGCAAGATCAAAATTTTAATAGTTTTCTTAGAAAGAAATATAGGGTTGGTTCGTGATGGCAATGTTTGCATCAAAACATATTTACAAACAAAGAATGGATATTTGCAAGGCCTGTCCAGAATACATGCAAAGAATATACACTTGTAGAGAATGTGGATGTTTCATGCCCGCAAAATCTAAGATTGCAAATATTAGATGTCCTAAAGATAAATGGACAGAAGTTTATGGCACCGAAGATGTAGCGCCAGAAGATGATGTTCCAGATGATAAAGAGGAACTTTTGAAACTCGCAGATGCACTAGAAAGAGAAGCTCGAAATATAAGGGAAAGTTTAAAATGATTATTACAGAAGAAAGTTTCACAATGATGCAAACCGAAAATGAAGAAGATGGTTTTGCAGTAAGAATAGATGATGGTCCATTTTCTGGTGTGATGTATAAATTTGGAAAAGTTGATATTTCAGAACAGGGTGAAGGCGCAACAATGTCTTTTGATTTTGAACCTTTACTTGGAAACGACACATATGAAGTTTTAGATTTATATGGAAATAAAGATTTGGAAGAGCTAGCTGGACAAATCTTGAAATATATGTTAGAAGTATCTGTTAACGATGCAATAACAAATTTACAGGCGCAAAATGGATCTTAATGAATTAACTATATTACAAAATCTTGTTAATAATGATGAATACTGTAGAAAAACTATTCCCTTTATAGATAGGGCATATTTTACAGAAGAAAAAGATAAAATTTTGTTTGATCTGATACGGGATCACATAGACAAGTATAATGACGCTCCTGCTCCGATAGCTTTGCAACTTATGTTGGATGAGTTGCAAGTATCGGATATGATATTTAAAGAGGTTGGAGACACTATAAATGTATTGGATAGTGTTGAAGATATCAATCAAGATTGGTTAATTGACCACACAGAAAAGTGGTGTAAAGATAAAGCTATCTATAATGCCGTCTTGGAGTCTATTCAGATTATTGATGGAAAAACACAAAAAGATAAAGGTGCATTACCAAAACTTTTACAGGATGCACTTGCAGTTTCTTTTGATAATCATATTGGACATGACTTTATTGACGACTATGAAGAACGATTTGATTTTTATCAGAAAAAAGAGGAACGCATTCCTTTTCATTTGGAAAAATTTAATCAAATTACAAAGGGTGGACTACCAAACAAAACACTAAATATTGCCCTCGCTGGTACTGGTGTGGGTAAGTCTCTGTTTATGTGTGATGTGGCCGCATCTCATTTGATGATGGGTAAAAATGTATTATATATTACTTTGGAAATGGCTGAAGAAAAGATTGCAGAAAGGATTGATGCAAATCTTTTAAACACTAACATTCAACAAGTTTCCGAAATGCCTAAAGATTTGTTTGTTAGAAAAATTCAAAAGATACAGAAGAAAACAACTGGCAAACTAATCGTAAAAGAATATCCAACTGCATCTGCAAACGCCAATCACTTTAGACATCTGTTACAAGAGCTTATGCTAAAGAGAAACTTTATTCCAGATATAATTTATATTGATTACCTAAATATTTGTTCGTCCTCTAGAATTAAACATGGTGCAAATGTTAATTCGTATTCTTACATCAAATCTATCGCAGAAGAACTGCGTGGGCTTGCAGTAGAAAATAACGTACCTATTGTTTCTGCGACACAGACAACTCGCAGTGGTTATACAAACACTGATGTTGGATTGGAAGATACATCAGAATCCTTTGGTTTGCCTGCAACAGCAGACTTTATGTTTGCGCTAATATCCACAGAAGAATTGGAAGAACTAGATCAGATACTGGTAAAACAGTTGAAAAATCGATATAACGATCCAAATAATCACAAAAGATTTGTTGTAGGAATTGACAGACCAAAAATGAGACTCTATGATGCAGAAGAAGGTGCTCAGGATGAACTAACTGATTCTACTCCTACAACAAATATTGGAAAGAAAAGTAAAAAACTTGATGTAGGAAGTTTTGAAATTGAATTCTAGTGTTGTTTTTCCTAAAATAATAAATAGTGTAACTATCTACAGGAAAAAACTATGTCTAAAGAATTGGTACTTAAACTGTCCAAAATTCAAAATCACAATTCTGTCTTAGACAAGAGTACTAAGACAATAAAAAAGTATCATCTTAGAGTCCCTTCTAATAAAAGAACTTCTACATACGACCAAATAATAAAGTCTTTAAAATCTCAAAGTATCAGTTTCGAAGAAAAAATGATTCAAAGTGAATCGAGCTCTATACCAGTTATAGAGTTTAGTTACTTTGACGAATTATATAGAGTGGTTGTAAAACCATTAGGTGGTGGATCGGGAGCTGGCGCAAGAGCAACTGCAATTGGTGAGTCTGCTCAATGCCTCTACCTTGCAGCACATAGGGATTATAAATCAACAGATTTTACCGCACAAGATTTGTCAGATGGATTTTCTAATTGTGCGTGTGATGTAAAACTGGAAGAAATCAGAAAAGAATTGTCAGAAGATTGGGTTAAATCTTCTATTACTGGAGCAAAGTTACTTAAAGGTAAAATAAACCCAACAAAAAACTACACATATCATAGAGGAAGTTCGTGGGTAACAGCATTAGAAACGCAATGGAAAGTTATCAATAAAAAAGAAAATGTATTCTCAAACATCAATAAATGGAGTCCTGCCGACATATGGATTGTTGAAAATGGATTGTCTCCAGATTGGACACAATTTAAAAATTATGTTCAGTTGAATGATTATATTGAAAAAATGTTTAATGAAAAAAGAATAATGGGTGTGTCACTAAAAAAAGTTGTGGGTGCAACTGGTAGGTATTCCGTTAAAAATTTAACAGGGGCCGTTAAAAAGACTTATGCATATAAAGGATATACATTTGGAAAAACATTTTTTAGCTCCAAAGATTGGTACATTGAATATGAAGGTGGTAAAATACAAATGAGAACTTTTGGTCCCGTTCCATCATCATGGCAGGGCGAAATAAAAGGACAATTTGCAAACCAAGGTAAAGTTGGTGGCGGAGTTTTACAAAATATATTGAAAAGAGTTACAGGGGAAACCTGCACGACACCAAACACAGTAAAAGTGGACAAAAAACACTTAGAAAAACTATATAAATACTTTAATGAATTGACGAACGAGCGTATGGATTATGAAAAATTTGTTTCTGAAGTAAGTAAAAAAACAGTAGATTCTGGAGTACAATGGTTTTACAGTAAATATTTGGGTGCGGAAATTTGTAGTGTTATAAACTCTTATAAAAATCCAAATGATGTAACGACAGAAATTATTTCTTATGCCTCTTCACAATCATCTCTTAGTGGCGTATATGCAAAGGTAGAGTAAATGAAAAGCTTTAGTCAGTTTATAAAAGAAGGAATAAAGTTTAAATTAATTCGTGGTAAAAACATGGATGTTTTAAAAATGTGGAATAAAGGCGATAACAAGTGGGTAGAATTAAGAGGCAAGCCTGGATTTGAAACAAGGTTTGATCCAAAAGATCCACTTCATAAAGCAATTAAAGCGTTAGGTAAATCTGCAAATATTTCAGATTTTGTGAATGGAGATGAAGTAAGTATTAATCCAAAACATCCAGACGCAGAAAAGGCACTAAAAATGATTAAAGGACTAATGAAGTAAAAGGTAAAGTAATGCAGACTTTTGGATCGTATTTAACAGAAGATAAAGGTGGGAAAAACCTTCATCTAGAACACATAGAAGATGAAATAGTCAACTATGGAATTTCTGGTGGGCGTGCCTCTATTAACTTTTTGCGTTCGCTAAGAAATATGTTAGCTGGTAGTGCAACTAAGTCTGTAAATATGACTGTAAAATGGGATGGAGCTCCTGCCATTTTTGCTGGAGAAGATCCTAGTGATGGTAAGTTTTTTGTTGCAAAAAAATCTGTATTTAATGCAACTCCATTGCTTTATAAAAGTATTGAAGAAATTTCAGATGATCAAAAACTAAGTGATACTTTAAAATCAAAATTTACTATTGCGTTTACTGAATTTAAAAAACTTGGAATTAAGGGTGTGTTGCAAGGTGATTTGATGTTTACAGATGATGTATCAACTAAAACTATTGATGGTGAAAGTTATTATACATTCCAACCAAACACACTTGTCTATGCAGTACCTACTAATACAGACTTAGGAAAGAAAATAAATTCCGCAAAAGTTGGTGTTGTTTGGCACACCACATATACTGGTAGTGATCTACAAATGATGAGTGCATCATTCGGAGTTAACATTAGTGGATTAAGAAAACCATCAACTGTTTGGATGGACGATGCAACGTATAAGGATGTGTCTGGTAATGCAAAAATGACAAAATCCGAAACCGATCTTGTTACCAAAGAATTATCTAAAGCTGGTTCTAGTTTTAGAAAAATTAAATCTGATGAACTGTCAAAGTTTCAAAAGATGCAGACTGAAGTAATGAAAGGTGGTCTTTCTGGAGCGTCATTTAAAACTTACCTAAATAGTTTCATAAAAAACGGAGAAAAATTTTCTTTAGATAAAGTAAAAAAATTAGATTATGCGATGTATGTGAAAAGATATTTTGATGAAAAGGTAATTATAAAATTAAAAACAGAAAAAGCAAGAGCTGAAAAAGAAGAATTAAGAGATTCAATAGTAAAAGAGTTACTATCAATGAATAAAACTGTATATTCTGTAATTGAGTTTATGGGATATATTGTAGAGGCAAAAAGTCTCATTGTAAATAAATTAAATAAAATTCAACAATTAGCAAAAGTGTTTATAAGAACAGATAATGGATATAAAGTTACTAATGTAGAAGGGTATGTTGCAATCGATACTGATGGAAAAACGGCTGTCAAATTAGTAGATAGATTGGAATTCAGTTACAACAACTTTACTGCTGCAAAAAATTGGGATAAATGATATGTATGAATATAGAGCAACTGTACTAAGATGGGTCGACGGGGATACCGTTGATGTTGACATTGATCTTGGATTTGGCGTTTGGATGCGCCGGCAAAGAGTTCGTTTATACGGTATCAATACTCCAGAGTCGAGAACAAAAGATTTGAAGGAAAAGGAACTTGGACTTGCGGCAAAAGAATTTGCAAAAAGTCAAGCACCAGTCGGTAAAGAAATTTACATCCGCACGAAAAAGGATAACGAAACTGGTAAGTACGGAAGAATTCTTGGAGAAATAATGATTGATGATGAAATATCTTTGAACAAGATGTTGGTTGAGTCTGGACACGCAGTAGAATACTTTGGAGGTAAGAGATGAAAAACTACGTTGACACTTGGAAAAACATGGTAGAAAATCTACATAATAGAACTAATGAAGAAATTTCTACTGATGTTAAATTCATAAAAGAAGATAGTGAAGCAAACATGATGCTAACTGAATTGAAATCTATCGCAGATAAAGCCGAACAGGTTATTGAAGTGATTAGAGAAGATTTGGAAGAATTTGATGAAGTGGAATATGATGCATGGTTGCAATCAAAAGTTACAAAGTGTAACGACTACATGAATACTGTATTCGATTACATGATGTATTCCGAAGACGAAGAGGAAGATTGATGTATACGTTTAGAGATTATTATAACGAAGATTGCGGTTGTGGAGAAAAATTGGAATTGGTAGAGGCAGAATATCAAGGCAAATCTGTAACTCTAAACAAACCACAAAGAGCAAATGATGGCAAGAAAAAATTCTATGTCTATGTAAAAAATGATAAAGGTAATATTGTTAAAGTTGGTTTCGGCGATCCAAATATGGAAATTAAGCGAGACGACCCAGATCGTAGAGCCTCATTCCGTGCCAGACATAACTGTGACGATCCTGGCCCCAAATGGAAGGCTAGATATTGGTCATGCTATCAATGGAGAGCCGGTAGTAAAGTCGAGGATTGATAATTGAAAGGATGATAACGTGGCATTTTGGAATGGAAAGAAAGAGGGAACTATGACTAACGATTATAAGTACGAAGATGTAGATTTCGGATTCACTGCCGTAGACGAAGAAGAACTCGGCAGACTAAGTGGGGCCGATACAGAACAAGTTACTAGAGTTGTAGAAGGCACTAGTGCCGAGATTAAATCTTTGGACGCTAAGTTGTCTGAATTAATAGAAATGCAAAGAGATGTTATGTCAGAGTTAATCGGTGCGAAACAACTTTACGAGGATAAGGTTAATGATTTTGACATCTCTAAAGAACAAACCGAAGATAAAGTTATAAAACTGGAAAGACTCATTATGCCACTGTTGCACAATTTGTTAAAGAACAAAGATAAAGAGTATATTTTTTGGCCGAACAGAGAACCTATTATTAGGGCCCAGATGGATAAGGTTCTAGAAATAACGAGAGGATCCAATGAAGGATAAAATAGTATTTACGTTTGGTAGATTTAACCCACCAACAACAGGACACGAAAAATTAATCGAAAAAGTTGCCGCAGTCGCTAAAAAAGAGAATGCGGATTTTATGGTCTTTCCAAGTCACTCTCAAAATCCTAAAAAAGATCCGTTAGATATAAAAACTAAAATTAGATTCATGAAAAAAATGTTTCCAAACTATGCAAAAAATATTATTCAAAATAATAAAGCAAAGACTGCAATCAATGTTGCAACTCTTTTATATGAAATGGGATATAAAGAATGCGCAATGGTAGTAGGTGGAGATAGAGTTACAGAATTTAAAACGCTATTAAACAAATATAATGGTGTTGAAGGCAAACATGGGCTCTATGATTTTAAAGGTGGCATTGAAATACATTCTGCCGGTGAAAGAGACCCAGATGCAGAAGGCGTTACCGGAATGTCTGCCTCTAAAATGAGAGCTGCGGCCGCTGCAAATGATTATGAAAGTTTTAAAAAAGGATTGCCGCCAAAATTTGAAAAAACAACAGGAAAGAAAATATTCGATGCACTCAAAGATGCGATGGGAATAAGTGAAGAACTATCTATATTCTTGTCGCCAAGTTACGAAGAATTTATCACAGATCCTATGGTTGAATTGTTGGAAGATATCGATGATGCTGATTTGTTTGAGTTTTTAATGGAAAGAAAAACTGATTTAAATCATAAAATGTATGGAGAGGATGTATCTCAAAAACAAATAGACGATTTGGAAAAATTTGCAGATAGAATGCTTGCAAAATATGATATTGATATTACATTTACAAGACATTTTGCTGATAGAATGAATGATAAAAGAAATGATCCAGAAATTAAAGTCGCAGAACTTCAAAAGTTTTTTAAAAAAGTTCAACAGAAGAAGGGTTCTCAAATTAAAGCGAACCCCGATATCGAAGCAGTTCTCAAAGACATGTCAACTAACTTAAATCTGCCTGTAGTTATCAACTATAAGAATGGTGAGTTTGAAGTTGTACATAAAACAATCATGCGTAAGAAAAACTTCTCTACATCAAGTAAAGAATTAAAATACGAAGATTTTAAAATGAATCCAGACAGAGAAAAAGAGTTAGAAAAAATTGCACAGGATTTACCCGATGCAGATTTTAAGAAAAGATATGGTGATGAGTGGAAGTCAGTAAAAATGGCAACTGCAATGAATATGTTGAAAAAGAAATTGGGATATTCTACGGAAGAGATAGATGAATTTTGGTTGCAAAAAAGGTCAAATCCAAAGAAAGTAACTGTTGTTAAAAAGAAAACTGAACCAATGGATTTGTCACTAAAACAAAAAATGGCAATAAGAAAAAAAGTCGCAATGAAAATTGGAGATAAGGAAGCTGCAAAACTAAGCTGGAGTCAGTTAAGTCAAATGCAAACAGAATCAATTAGTGGTGCTGAAAATCAACCATTTGTTTCAAAGGCGGGGGCTGGTGAATGGGGGTCTAAAAAACTCAGAGATACTTATATGAAAGATACACCACATATGAAGGTTTCTGAAAAACTACTAACACCCAAGGAAAAATATTGGAATAGTGCAATTAAAGATTTGGATAAGATCGTAAAAAGTAAAGGCGATCAGAGCTCTATAAAGTCTTATGCAGTTACAATTGCAAAGTCTTATGGTGGTATGGATTGGAAAGAATTGTTGAAAAAATACAAAGAAACATAATTATAAATAGTAGAAAAAACATTAGGTGTAATATGAAAAACGATTTACAAAACCAACCAAAAGCTGTTGTAGATTTGATAAAATCCATTATGGAAAAAACTTTAGAAGAGAATAAATCTTCTACAGGTTATCAATTGTATCATAAAGACTTTTCTAGTGCGATGAAACACGCATATGAATTTGCAAAAAAGAAATATGGAATAGACATTGATTCTAAAGAAATAGACGACAAGGTCGCTACAGGGCCTCGCAAACCAACATCTGGTAAAACAAACTCTTATCGTTTACTTGATAAAGATGGTAAAAAGGCAGTTCAAATCCAAGTGTACAACATGGACAATAAGAAATATGAACTGAATATGTATAAGGAAGAAGTAGAACTTGATGAAGAAAGATGGAAATATAAGGGCGACACAAATTACAAAGTAGGTGGTAATCTAAGATATGATGATAAGTTAGATTACAAACTTTCAAAGGCAGATGCTGATATTTTAAACAAATACATGAAACAAGCTAAAAATGATGCAGCACGTAGTAAAGTGTGGAATATGTTCTGGGACTCAAAAGAGACTGGCAACAAAGCAACTGGTCCAGTCAAAGCAATTGCATTCGCAAAGAAAGCATTAGAAATCGTAGAATTGACGCAGGCAGAATATGAGCACAAGCTCGCGGCGAAAAATCAAAGCCGAGCCCGCAACAACGAAGATAAAAAGGTGGAAGAAGATGACAATCCCTGTTGGAAGGGTTACGAAATGATTGGTATGAAAAAGAAAAACGGTAAAGAAGTACCTAACTGTGTACCAAAAAAAGAGGGAACAACGATGAAAAGATTTGGGACTTTCATGAACGAAGCTACGGGCGGTATGAAAATGATTGGTGCTGCCGATGAATTAGAGAAATATTCAAAAAAATCTGGTGGTATTGACAAGAAAGATTTTATGAAGGCTGTCAAGTTGATGAGACAGGGTATGTCAGATAAACTTGTAGATTTCACAAATGATTTAGACACAGAACCAAGAGAAAAGATTGTTGATGTTGTTGCAAATCATATTGGTGTTAAAGCAACAGAAAAAATGTTCAAGGTAAGATTTAACAATAGAAGCGAAGAAGTAGAAGAAGAGTTCGTTAATGAAGGTAAAATGAAAGACCTCGCACTCGATATTGATAATGTATATAAAGGAATGCAGAAAAACTTTGTGATGAAATCTTTTGCAGATAAGTTTAAGCAAGATGTTTCAAAAACTATGAATATTCGCAAATCATTGGAAAAAATTCTACCAGATTATGTATCAGGAAAAGATATTCAAAAACTAATGGCTTCCCATTGTGTTTCTGAAGAAAAAGTTGTTTGTCCAGAGTGTGATGGTAAAGGATGCGAACATTGCAATGACAAAGGGTATCATATGAAAGATGAGGAATTGTCTGCAAAACAAAAGAAAATTGACATTAACAAAAACGGTAAAGTTGACGGCGCAGATCTTGCAAAACTACGCGCAAAGAAAGAATCCTTCGAATTTAGTGATTTGGTTGAAAATTCAGACAAAGAAGATGCAAAAGAAATGTCAGATGTTGTAAAAGAATTAGATCCAAAAGTAAAAGTTGCGGTACTCAAAAAAAGAGTTTATGACATGGCAATGGAAAAATATAAAAATAAATCTAGAGCAAACAAAATTGCCGGTATGGTAAAATAGGAGATAGAAAATGATAGTAAGACCAGCATGGTGCAAAAACGCAATCCCAACACTTAAAGGTTGGAAGCATCCTACAAGAAGAGAAATTCTACAATCTAGAAGTTTCACTCAGGCCGAAATTGATGAGTGGATGGCTGCAAACGGTGGAGTCCCTGCTCCTGCCCCTGCTCCAGAACCAGTTGTGGAAGAAAACTCAGATGATTTGAAATCTATGAATAAGGATGAACTGGAAGAATGGGCAAGAGAGCATCTTGACCTTGAATTGGACAAAAGAAAAACAAAAAAGGCCCTAATAGCAGAAATAGAGGAAAATAGAAATGGTTAATTCCGCACATTCACAATCTAACTATATTCCTAATGGATTAGGTATTCCGGCACACGATCATATTTCAAATACATATGATGGCGCTGGGAACCTTTTGAGAGTTGAATATTTTATTGGTGGCGCTGGTGGGTCACTAGTAGGTATTTTAGATATGACTTATGATGGTAATGGACAACTACTGACAATCACAAGGAGCCTCTAATGCCTTATCAGTTTAATCCCCTCTCAGGAAGAATAGAATTAGCACCAAGCAATGCTGCAATTGATGGTGTTGCTCAAACATTGACCCTAGTTGGAACATCATTGGGGATTAGTGCTGGTAATACGGTAGACCTTTCTGTAATTGATACTCAGGCTGCCGCGCAAGACTTAGACAGTGTATTGAACACCGGCAATGCAACAACATTAGTTGCAGAAGTTGGTGGAATTAAAACAGACTCGATTGTAGGTTCCATTCCTGGCGCTACAATATCTTTTGGAAATATATTAGGTGGAAATCAAACAAACATAGATGTGCAGGGTGAACTTACAGTTTCGCAAAGTGTGGGAGTTCCAACAGGTTCAATCAACATGGTTGATGGTGATATCACGAACACTAATGGAAACGTCACTCTTACAAATGGTCAATTCAGTGGTAATGGTTCTGGACTGACAAATTTGGATTTATCTGGCAACTCTCTTACGGATTTGAATATTGTAGATGGTGCTGCTGGAACATTTTTAAGAGCAAATGGAAACGGTACATTTTCATTCACTGGATTTACTCAAATCGGTGATGATGATACACAAATCTTTACAGATGATACAAACACTAGAATTATGACAAGAGTTAATGGTACTAACTTTGTTTATCACGAAGAAGTCGCTGGTGACTTTAACTTGCGTCCTGTTAATAATGAAGTAGGAAATTTGGGTACATCTGCATCACAGTGGGATGAAACTCATACAAAAACAATCAATATTGACGGAACCACCCTTTCAAACGATGGTAGTGGAAATCTACTTTGGAATGGTAATCAAGTGTCGGTAGGTGGAGCCGCAACTGCCTCTGACCTCATTTCAGAGGGCGACACAAAAGTTGAAGTAATTGATACAGGTATAGACGGACACATAGAAATTCATACAAATGGGACACACACTTGGGATTTCACTTCAGGTGGACATCTTATTCCTACATCTAATGCCGCTTATGACTTTGGTTCGGCAGAATATAAAATTCGTCACTTCTATCTAAGTTCGAACTCACTAACAATTGGTGATACATCATTTAGTGAGGCAAATATTGATAGGAGTATGGAAGTTTATATTGACCAACCAGCGCCAGCTTCTAATACAGACGAAGGTAAAAAGGGTGATGTAAGAGTTGTCGGTGATTATATGTATGTTTGTACGGATACAGATACTTGGGTTAGGTCGTCTATCGAAACATCTTGGTAATAAATAAAAATAAATTGGTGACTTAATTAATGTTTGAAAATTTAACTGAAGCGAATGTCGCATTATATCAAATGAAATCTTATGAAAATCCTTCTTGTTTTAGTATGGACGAGTTTCTTGAAGATATGAAAAGAATAAAATACATTAAAAGATTATTTTATAGATATCATACAAAGAAAGTATTGAAAGAAAGATTGATAATAAATCATTTAATTATTCTTTATAATGTTTTGGGCAATGAGGCGTGTACGAGAATATTGTTTTTGAAGATTGACGAAGAACAGCATTACATATTGAAAACATTTCTACAGTTCTTAAATAAATTGCCCTATTCTGTAAATGGTATATGTGGAAAAGATATAAATACTAATAATATAAATACAGACGAAAATGTACTAGAATATTTAATAGAGGCAATTTAATGGCAATTAATTTTCCAAACAATCCATCAGACCAAGACACTTTTGTATCGGCCGGCAGAACATATAGATTCAATGGTCCATCAGGTGTTTGGGAAGTTGTGACCGGCACAACTGTTACAGATTATAATAATTTAACAAACACACCAACTATTCCGGCAGATGTTTCTGATTTAACTGATACTACTGGTTTGTTAGGTAGTGGTGGTGCTACTGTCTATGCAGATATGGCAGCACTAGTAGCTGCTACTGGTATGTCTAATGGAGATTTTGGATTAGTTACCGCAACAAATAATATATACGTTTATAATGGTTCTGGTTGGTATAAGATTGCTACAGTACAAAATGACTCACCAAGTGCAATCACTGGAGTGGATGGAGTTTATAACTTAGCAACTGATGGGACTGCAACAGTTATTACAGCGGTTTCTACAGACCCTGAAGGATTCCCTTTGACATGGAGTTATGCAGTCACATCTGGTTCTTTAGGAAGTATTGCTGCGATAAGTCAAACGGATAATGTATTTACTATTACACCTAGTACTGATAGTGCTAACGCCGGAACATTTGAGTTGACATTTAGTGCCACTGATGGTGTCAATGGAGCAGTAAATGCAAGTAGTGAATTTTCCTTGTCATTCGTATCTTGGGCCAACGCCACTCAAGAAGCTAAAATACAAGCCAGCGATGCACAAGCAAGTGATGGTTTTGGGGAAAGTGTGAGCATATCAAGTGATGGTAATACAGCTATTGTTGGTGCGAGATGGGAAGATACCCCTTCAACTAGTGCTGGCTCCGCTTATATCTTCACACGGTCAGGCTCAACATGGGCCCAGCAGGAAAAACTGACGGCAAGCGATGCACAAGCAACTGATTACTTTGGTATGTCTGTTTCTATTTCTAGTGATGGTAACACAGCTATTGTTGGTGCTTATTTGGAAGATACCGGCGGCATCACTAATGCTGGCTCCGCTTATATCTTTACCAGATCAGGCTCATCATGGACCCAGCGAGCCAAGATACAAGCCAGTGATCCAGAAGCAAGCGCTCTATTTGGTTTTTCTGTTTCTATTTCCGACGATGGTAACACAGCTATTGTTGGTGCGAGAGCTGTAGATACCACTGCATCTAATGCTGGCGCCGCTTATATCTTTACCAGATCAGGAACCACTTGGTCCCAACAAGCCAAGATACAAGCCAGTGATGCTGCAGAAAATGATGAATTTGGTACGTCTGTTTCTATTTCCAGCGATGGAGACACAGCAATAGTAGGAGCTTACAAAGAAGACACTCCAGTAGATAGCGGCGCAGCTTATGTGTTCACTCGGTCTGGGTCTACTTGGTCCCAACAACAGAAGTTAGAAGCCAGCGATGCACAAGCAAGTGCTGAATTTGGTTTTTCTGTTTCTATTTCTTCTGACGGAAACACAGCTATTGTTGGTGCGAGATATGATGACACTACTGCAACTAATGCTGGCTCCGCTTATATCTTTACCAGATCAGGCTCATCATGGTCCCAACAAGCCAAAATACAAGCCAGTGATCCAGAAGAAAATGATTACTTTGGTTATTCTGTTTCTATTTCCAGCGATGGAGACACAGCTATTGTTAGTGCTCGCGACGAAGATACCACCGCAACTGGTGCTGGCTCCGCTTATATCTTCACACGTTCTGGTACTACTTGGTCACAGGAAGTCAAGATACAAGCCAGCGATGCTGGAAACACTGATAGATTTGGTTATTCTGTTTCTATTTCTAGTGATGGTAACACAGCTATTGTTGGGGCGAAGGATGATGATAGCCCTGCAACTGATGCTGGTTCAGCTTATATTTTTGTTAAAGGCTAATACTAAAAAGGATTTACAATGGTAACTCAAAATACAATTGCAGATGGGTTTGTGTTTTAATTAGATATACATTATCCACTTATAAATAGTACTAAAAAGGACAGATGAATGGCGGACAATAATTTATCATCTTCGATTGCAGCTCTGATTAATAATATTAAATCAGAAATACCAAATGCAAACCCAGAAAATCTTAAAAGACTTGCTAGATCTGTAAGAAAATTGGGATATTCCGGCGATGCGACAATTGACACGCTTATTAATAATAGAGCGAATGCCCTTACTGCAACGGCAGATGCTACGGAATTGCAGACAATTGCAGAAGCTATCAATCAGGTAGATGATACATCAAATCCCACTGGAGCGACAAATGTAAACGCAGATGTTCATGTTGGTGACGCAGCACCAGAATCTGCTGTCAACGGAGATCTGTGGTGGAAAACTGATGACTTGAATTTATATGTCTACTACGAAGATGGTGATGGTGCTCAATGGATTCAGGCAAACTCTACAGTTGTCACTGGTGCAGTCCCATCTGATATTTCCGAACTAACAGACACCACTGGTTTGTTGGGAAGTGGTGGTGCTACTGTCTATGCAGATATGGCAGCACTAGTAGCTGCTACTGGTATGTCTTCTGGAGATTTGGCTCTAGTCACTGCAACAAATAATATGTATATCTATTCTGGTGCTAGTTGGTATAAAATAGCAACTGTTCAGAATGATTCTCCAACAGCAATCACTGGAGTTGCTGAGTCTTATACACTTGCAGATGATGGAACACCTACTGTAATCACGGCGGTTTCTACAGACCCTGACGGTTTCGCTCTAACATGGAGTTATTCAACTAGTGGACTTGGTAGTATTGCCACAGTAAGTCAAGCAGACAATGTATTCACGATTACACCTAGTAATGATATTGCTAATGCTGGAACCTTTAGTATTACAATTACAGCAAGTGACGGCGTAAATGTAACAAATAAGACTAGTTCAATATCATTAGTAAATGATCCTCCTATTGCGATTACTGGAGTGGATGGAACCTACGAACTTGCAACTGACGGAACTCCTACTGTAATCACAGCGGTTTCTTCAGACCCAGAAGGCACCCCTCTGACATGGACATATTCTACTTCTGGACTTGGTAGTATTGCTGCAATAAGTCAAGTAGACAATGTATTTACTATCACACCAAGTACCGATAGTGCCAATGCCGGAACTTTTACATTAACACTCAGTGCAACTGATGGTGTATCAACTGTAACAGTCAACACCGATATTTCGCTTGTGTTTGGTCCTGCTGCATCTAGCGTAATATTCACTACGCCAGGTACACATTCTTGGGTTGTGCCAGATGGATTGACGAGTATTTCCGCTGTTGTTGTTGGTGCTGGTGGGTCCGGCGGTTCAGCTGGCGCAAATTGGTCTGCAGCGGGAGGTTCTGGTGGTGGTTTGGCATGGATGAGTAATATTTCGGTCACGCCCGGAGATACACTTTATGTTAGAGTTGCTGGTAGTACAGCCGGACAAACTGGAGGAAGCGGCACGACCGTAGGTGGACTGACTGGAGGTGATTCTTGGATATCATATGGAAGTAGTACTTTAAGTGATGCAACAAGAATTGTTCAAGGAACAGGCGGTGGCGGTGGCGCTGTGGACGATGCGATTGGCCAATTTCTTAATGGCGCTGGTCAAGCTTGGCCACAAAGTAGAGGAATTGCAGTACACGGCACAGAACATGCATCAACATCTGGTACAACATCCGGCGGGGGTTCTGGTGGACGTGGTGGTGCAAATTACAATGATTCAGATAGTTCTGGTGGCAGCGGTGGCGGCGCCGGTGGATACACTGGCCAAGGTGGCGATTACAATGCACCAACCCCAGTATCGGGTACTGGTGCAGGCGCATGTGCAGCATACACTTGGAATGGTAGCGGTAACGCAGGCGGGGATCGCGGCGGTGGAGTAGGTGTTTATGGAAAGGGCCTAACTGGTATAGGGGGTTCTTCTTCAACAAGTAGAGCGGGTTCTGGAGGGAATGGGACCGATCCAACCGCTGTATCAAATTCCCCTCTCTACGGTGCGGGCGGCGCAGGCAAAGGAAATACTTATTCAACTTGGGCCGGTGGCCAAGGCTGGCAAGGAGCTGTTAGAATCATATGGGGTGATGGTAGATCATATCCAGACACAAACACAACCAATGACTATAATGTTGATCCAGAGACTACAGTATAATAAATAATACTAAAAAGGGTTAGAAATGGCAGACAACTTATTAAATACATCCATCTCTGCACTTGCAACTAAAATTGCAAATGACGTTGCGACAGCTACGGTTGATGAACTAGTTGATTTGGCCCGCGCTGCAAATTCGATTGGAGAGGATAATAATACTACAATCGAAACTGCCATCAATACAAGAGTGAATGCATTACTTACAAATGCGACACCAGACGATGTAAAAAAACTTGGTGATGTAATCAAAAAAATGTCAGATCCAGCCGGAAATCCAAGTGGGGGCTCCACCAATCTCGGCGCGGTATCTGAAAGTATCATACCAGACACTGATGTTACATATGACTTGGGTTCATCTTCGCTAAGATTTAGAGATGCATATCTAAGTGGAAATACACTACATCTTGGAGATGCTCAAATCACTTCAGATGCAAATGGATATATCACTTTGCCTGCTGGATCAAAAGTCGGCACCAATAATATTCCAGCAGATATATCAGATTTGACAGATACAACCAATCTGCTCTTTGATGGCCAATATTCAAGTCTTGCTGGAGCGCCAACTTCATCTACTGCTGGTGCTTTAGTCACACTCACAAAAACATTTGCACAGAACGAAG